ATTGTTCTAAGTCGTTGATTTACAATTATTTTTATTTTGCTTCTATAAAATCCGACAATAATTCGGCTCGTGTTGGACACCCAAGATGTACCATCGATGCGAGTTGAGCGGCATCATCAAGGGTGCGGTCTATGGTCGTTTCGTCGTAGTGAGGACACTCCAAAACCCCGACCTTGTCGGCATATTGATACACTTCAGCGAATAACTTCGCTTTTTCCTTGTCTGTATGAGGAACCGTCTCTGGCATGCAGGTGAGTAGCTTGCATCCCCATCCCTCCAAAGCAGAGGAGAGGCGGCACTTGCCACCCTCCCATCTGCAACTGCATTTTCGTACTAATTCTGTCATAGATGTAACGACAACTTGTTAGCAACTATATTATATAAGGTATCGGTCAGTCTTTTTTGAAACCGAGGGCAGCTTCTTTCTGCTCCAGTACGATTTCTCTCTTGGCCAACTCGATTTCCTTATCCATTAGCTCACGTTCCTTGACGAGAAGTTTCTGCATCTTCTCCTCGACCGCTTTGTCTTTGTCTGAGACCTGCTTGGAGAGGTCAAGTACCTTGTTGAGCATTTTGGCAATCTCGTCCTGTGAGGCGATGTTCGCACCTACGGTATTGTCAAGATCCAGCGGTTTGTTGGATGACATCACCGAACCTTCTCCAGTATAGAGATAGGTTTTGTTGATAGACGGGAACGCCTGACAAATCATGTTCACGACACCAGGGTTGAATTTCTTGGTGCGTCCACGTTGCAAGTCAAAAATCCGCTGATAGGCAATACCGGTGGCTGTCGCGAACGAAGGGGCGTTCATCCCCAGTTCCTTGAGAACGTTAGCGATAATCTCTCTCGCGTTCACGTTCTTGTCTACTTTTTCACTTTCTTTCATTTGTTCTTACCTTATTAATATGTGAATAACTAAGCCGTCGTGTTTATCACACAGCACGGAAAATTTTTCTTGCAAAAATGATTATTTTTCTTGCGTAATTGATAAGTTTTGATTATCTTTGCAATGGAAATAATAATAATAACAATACAAAAGTACGGGATTTATCCCGAAAATGCAAATAAGATATATACCTAAAAGTAACAATTATGGTAGTAATGACGATTTACCACAAGAATGACAGCGCGTTTCTCCGGGTTACGGAGAGCGCCTGTCGCCCGAAAGGAGGCAAGTATGGAGAACTGTGATACAAGTGCACCTCTTACCAAGACCATCCGTGAACTGGGCGTGGGCGATGCTGTGAAATTCCCCATTGAACGCCACGGCTCGGTGAAGGCTGTTGTCAGCCGATTGCGTTTGGAACAGATACGTATCGGTTGGAATGCGAGAGTTAAAGTTGACTATGACAATTTTCAAGTAGAGGTACGGAGGACGAAGTGATGAAAGCTCTTAGTGATACAGAATTGGTTATAGCTGAATGGTATTGTCATGGATTGACCGACAAGGAAATCGCTGACGTACTTGAAAAACCAGTATGGACAATTCGTACCCACAAGAAGCACATCTACACGAAACTCGGTATCTCCACGACTCACGAGCTTGTGCTGTACATGGTATCAAGGCACTTTGAGAAGGATTGGGACTTGGGAGAAGTAAGGAGAAGAGGCCTTGCGGCTGTTCTTTGCATGCTGATGATAGTTCACATTCTTTTTACAGAAAACTCGGTTTTCTGTCGTGTGCCAAGACGAGCAAGAGTTGAGTGCGTCGAGCGGAGGGCAGAGAAATGAAGAACGAACTGAATACAATGGTTATGGTGCAGAAGTACAACTCCATACTGAAGAGGATGGAAGGCTCGAGTTTCTCTTGGACTATGGCAAAGAAGATTGTCGGTGGCGAGAAACGACTGATGCGACTAATGGAGGAAGAAAAGGTGCACGGCTTTAAGCCAGACGGAGCGCCAAACTCTCAATGGAAGATAAATGCAGTGGAAGTACTTGCCAATGTTAAGCCTATGGCTGGAATTGTTAATCTTGCTTAAAAGTAGGAAACAAGGCAGGTCTTTGGTCGAAAAACGGCTGCTGTCGCACCAATAATCAGCGTACAAACGCATATTGTCAATTTTACCGAAAACTTATCATTTTAACGATTTATAAACATAAATGTAATTATTCAAATTATGGGACTCATTAAGAAACCAAACGAATTGGACGTAAACGTCCGTATCAAGATGTTAGTTTATGGTCAGCCTGGCTCGGGCAAGACCACAATGGCACTCAGTGCTCCAAAGCCGCTGCTTATCGACTTTGATGGAGGTATCAACCGTGTTGATTACGAGTTCATCAAGGACACCGTGCAGGTTCAGAACTACGCAGACATTCTCAACCTCCTCAACAACGAGGATTTGTCTGACTACGAGACACTGGTCATTGACACTGGTGGAAAGCTGCTCGACTCGATGGCAGAGTATCTTATTGCAAGCAATCCACGACTTGGAAAGCGCAACGGTTCTTTGACGCTTGAGGGTTATGGTGTCCGCAAGGTGGAGTTCACTCAGTTGCTCAAGCTTATCAACTCTAAGAAAAAGCACGTTGTTTTTGTCGCTCACCGTACAACTGAGAAGAATGGGGAGGATGTTCGTTATGTTCCTCTCTTCGGTGGCTCCAACTATGACTCGTTGGCTACAGAGCTTGACCTTGTTGGTTATCTCGTTGCTGAAGGTAACCGTCGTATCATCACCTTTGACCCTTGTCAGCAGTCTGAGGGCAAGAACACCTGCAACTTGCCGGCGCAGATGGACGTTCCTTACTTGAAGAACGACAAGCGTGAGATTGTTGGCTGCAACGATTTTCTTGAGAAGCAGGTATTCAAGCGCTATATCGACCGCCTGAAGGAACGCTCTGTTGAGGGCGAGACATACAAGCATCTTATCGTAGAGATTGAGAAGGACATCGCAGCCATCAAGACTGCAGAAGATGCGACCGCCTATATTAAAAAGGTGGAGGAGTACAAGCATGTCGGCAACTCTAAGGCGATAGCCCGAAATAAGTTTGTGGCACGCACAAAGGAACTCGGTCTAACATTTGACACCAAGACGAAGACATACTCTGCTCCTGTCGAGGATACCAAGGAAGAGTCTGCACCTACAGCAGAACCAACTAACGAGGAGGGCAAGAACAATGAACAATCAGCAAGCGACAATGCATAAGCACTATTCCGCTTATGCAACGCTTCTTGACAGCTTCCAGTCCTATCTCGATGCGGAGAAGACCTACTATAAATACTTCGCTTCCGAAAATCCGAGCGTGACGGTTGATGAATGGTGCGATAAAATGTATATTGACCTCATCAACAAAATCAATCGAGTTCCGTTTACGAGTGAAGCAGCAGATAGAGGTACTGCCTTCAACGAGCTTGTGGATGCGCTGATCAAGAAGCCGCTTGCCGAACGAGTTAAGGAAGACGACATGGAGAGTGAGAACATCACACTCCGTGTTGTCCTCCTCCAAATCAAAGGCAGGCGAAAGACCGACCCGATAACCGAGCGATACGCTTATGAGGTTGTCTTTGACCCCGACAAGGTTCAGAGAGAGAGATGCGCTGGCTTAAAAGACGAGGAGAAGCCTCAACTACGAGAGCCACAGACTTTCAATTTCTTCAAAGATGTAACCGACGAGTTCGTGACATACTACGAGGGTGCTCTACCACAAGTGTTTGTCAAAGGTACGCTTGAGACACATTTCGGAACGATAGACCTTTACGGCTACGCAGACGAACTGCTTCCGTTCTCTTGTCACGACATCAAGACTACCAAGAACTACCATAGCGGTAACTTCAAGGAACATTGGCAGCACATCGTCTATCCGTTCTGTTTGAAACAAATGGGAATGAACATTAGCCACTTTGAGTACAATGTGACTAATTTCAAGGAGACATTCTCCGAGGTGTATGTGTTTGAGGAAGAACGTGACATTCCAAAATTGCGTGACATCTGCGAGCGATTTATCCAATTTGTGGAGACGAACCGTGATGTTATCACTGATACCAAGGTGTTTAAATCATTAAACGACAGATAAAAATGGCAGATAATGTAAATGTAAAATTGGTTGGAAGCATGAACCTCGCCAAGCTTTTGGAGGCAGGTATAATGACCATCCAAGGTGCCACTTGCGCCAAACGGTGCTTTGTAAGTCCCCTCGAAGAGAATGACTTCTATGTCAAGGTTGAGGAAAAGACAGCGAGGGACGGAACAAAGTATGTGGACAGAAAGTATTGCATCGGTGTGGAGATTTACGAGCTCCGTGAGCCAGACCAGTATGGCAATACCCATTACATGAAGCTATCCACGAGCAAGCAGTTCATCAACTCTCATACACAAGAGGAAGTGGATGCCAGAAACCATATATACCTCGGCAACCTCAAGCCGGTAGTAATCCCAAATGGTAACCAAGCCTCTACGGTGGACGCTCCAGTTGCGCAAGCCGTGACACGAGAGGATGACGACCTTCCCTTCTAATGGAGAAACTGTCGCTTGTAAAGAATGGCTACGAGGGGACGCAATTAAGCCGTTCCCTCGTAGATACCATCGAGAAGCTGCCCGATGGCAAGTATAACATATACATCGTGAAGAAAGAATACGTTGCCTCTGTTCCGCAGACGCGTCTCTTTTGGATGTGGATGACGTATCTTGAACATTGGAGCGGAGAGTCAAGGGTGAAATGGCACGACCATTACTGCCGTCTTTTCCTTGCTCCAGGACAACGGAGTACGAGAAGCATCAGCTCTGCTGCAATGACTCATTTCCTCAATCAGATACAAGCGGACGCTCTGACAGAATGGAATGTGATGCTTCCGGCTCCTGAAGACCAAGAGATTTATAACGATTTCGTATTAGAATACCAAAACAAGTAAAATTTATGGATTTACAGTTATTTCAAGACCTCGCCCCTGCTGAAAGAGAAGAAATGCTTGATGCACAGGCTGATGACGTGACAGAAGAGAACTACTTGCAGCCGTACACCAACGCTGAGAAAGCCCAGCGTCGCGAAGAGTACGTTGCCCTCTCACTCGAAATGAAACAGATTACCGAGGAAGAAGACGAAATGAAGCAACAGTTTAAGGAGCGCAAGGCTCCAGTCAAGAAGTGTATGGACACCGTTCTTGCCAACCTCAAGCAAGGCGGAGAGTATGTTAAAGGCAAGCTCTACCGAATTATAGACCAAGAAGAAAGAGTTGTTGGTCTTTATAATTCAAAAGGCGAGCTTGTAAGCCAACGTAAGGCGTTACCAAGCGAGTTGAACTCTCCAACACTCTTTGGTCAGGCACGCACTGTATCACTCAAGACAGGAACCCACGACAACTAACAAATATTATTCACTCACAAAAATCTTAAAAAATGGAAGAGACAAAAGAAAAAGTAGTTTCAGTAAACATCGAGAACTACACAGGTGAAAAACCAATCGAAGTAATTGTTCGCAAGGGTGAGGCAGCTAAGGCTGTCGATCCGTTGCCTGAAAAGGAGCCTTTGTCATGCAACCTCACCGGAACTATCGAAGCACCTGCCAACTGGCTTGAGAAGCGTGCTGACAAGGTAGATGGTAAGGCTGTGTACGCTGTGGTGGACCGTGAGAAAATCTCCATCGGTCTCGTCGTGAATGAGACAGATGCACGCTACAAGCGTACAGTCGTCGGTCAGGCTGAGTTCTCCGATATCTACAAGGCTTTCCGCATCAATGTAGCCGATGGCTGGGAGCCGGCTAAACTTGGCCAGTTCATCCGTCTGCACCGTGCCATGTTTGACGACAAGCAGAAGGCAACAGAAATGGTTGCGAAACTGAAGAACTTCAAGGCAAGGGTAAACTCCAAGTTGGAGAAGCAGCAGGACCGCGACGGAAGCCGTGGCGTTGTTTATCAGCAAGCCGTCCAGAGCGATCTGCCGACCGATTTCAAGGTGAACATTCCTATCTTCAAGGGTAAAGAGAAGCAGCTTGTAGAAGTGGAGATTGACCACTACGTTCAAGGTGCTGATTGCTATCTGCAGCTGTTCTCACCCGAGGCGCTTGATGTCATCGAGGACAGCACCGACAACCTCCTCAATACGGAGATTGAGCGTTTGAAGACTGCGGTGCCCGATATTGTAATCATTGAGGGTGCTTTGAATGAGAACGGAATCAAGTAATCAATGGGGTACGTTCTTAGGGATTACCAAGTAAAAGCGAGTGATGCCGCTGTGAATTTCTTCAATGACAAGAAGAACGAGCGCAACGGCATCCTCGTGCTGCCTACAGGCGCAGGTAAGTCACTTATCGTGGCAGACATCGCCAGTAAGTTAAGACAGTGTGTCCTTGTCCTCCAGCCGAGCAAGGAAATATTGAAGCAAAACTATGCCAAATACAGAAGTTACGGCTTGGATAACTGCTCGATATATTCTGCCAGCTTTAACAGCAAGGAGATTAGCGAGGTGACATTTGCGACAATCGGCTCAATCATGGCGCACATTGATGACTTTGACCATTTCAAGGCTATCATCATTGACGAGTGCCATGGTGTTAATCCAGTTGAAGGACAATATGCGACATTCATCAGAAAGGTTAAGCGTAAAGTTCTCGGCTTGACAGCCACTCCTTACAGACTTGCAACAGCACAAGGCATAGAGACCAAAGAAAGGGGCTTTATGCCCAATGGGTCGTATAAGACATCGGACTATTTCATTGATGATTTTCATCCAATGCCAGGCGTTTCTCTTAAAAATGCTTGTATCTTGAAGTTCATCACGCGAACCAGACCAAGAATATTCCATGATGTGCTTTACGAGGTGAGCATACAGACCTTACTTCAAAGAGGCTATCTCGCAAATCTGCGCTATTTCGATATGACAACAATCGACACGAGCAGAGTGAAGCGCAACTCCACTGGTCGTGACTACGACGAGCAGTCGCTTTTTGAGGAGTTTTCTCGATGTGGACTTGGTAATCAGCTGTCCGATATAGTTAGGAGGCTCCTACACCCAAAGAATGGCGTTCCTCGCAAAGGAATACTTGTGTTCACCCAATTCATCACAGAGAGCGAACAGCTTGCAAGAGAAGTAGAGGGTGTGGCTGTGGTTACTGGAGCGACAAAGAGTAAAGAGCGAGACCGCATACTGGAAGATTTCAAGAGTGGCAAGATTAAAGTGCTGGCCAACGTAGGTGTTCTGACTACAGGCTTTGATTATCCAGAGCTTGACACTGTTGTAATGGCTCGACCAACTATGTCGCTTGCTCTGTGGTATCAGATTGTTGGAAGAGCGATTCGTCCTTTTGAGGGCAAAGACGGTTGGATTGTTGACCTTGGTGAGAACATTAAGCGCTTTGGCAAGGTTGGTGATTTGACTTTGAGAGAAGATAAGCCTGGACAATACTACATCAGTGGTGTTGTGAACGGTCAGTATAAACCTTTAACCAACGTATATTTTTATTAATGGCAAATAAGAGAGATACATTCAACAAGCGACTACTCGATGCTATCCGTAAGGGTGGTAACGTTAAGAGTATTCCTGCAAAGACGGTACGAAAGGCTGCTGAAGCCGCTCCATACGAAAGCGACATACAGCAGGCTTGCATTAGGTGGTTTCAGCGCAACTATCCTCAACTGGCGCAAGAGGGAATGTTGTTTCATATCGCCAATGAGGGCATACGCTTGGGCGGCATGGGTGCGAGAGTAAAGCGTGAAGGTGTTGTGAAAGGGGTGGCAGACTTGTGTCTGTCAATACCGATGCACGGCTACGGAGCGTTGTACATTGAAATGAAGCGCCCCCACTGCTATCAGCGTCCGGAGCAAAAGGCTTGGCAAGCTAACGTTGAGAAATACGGCAGCAAGTATGTCGTATGCAAGTCTGTGGATGAATTCAGCGTAGAGATTAACCGGTATTTATCAAGATAACATGAGGGATTACGGACCTTTATACGGGGTCATAACTGACCAATGGTTTGAAGACGAGCCATCACGCATCGTGTGGTTCGTTAGGCTGCTCAATGCCGTTGATGACGGAGGGGTGGCAACAATGAGTCGTGCCAAGTTTGGTCGGTTGTTCAATTCCACACCAGATGCAGCCTATTACTTCCTTAAACAGCTTGAAAAGCGAAATCTCCTTACACTTGAAATGCACGCAAAGTGTACGCAAGTAACCATCTGTAATATAGAGAGTTACGATTACAATGCACGCAAACAATACGCAAACAGCACGCAGGTGGACGAGGTTACACGCAAACAGCACGCAAACTACACGCAAACAAATGACTGTAAATCAGAGTGTTATGATAGCTTTACACGCAATCTACACGCAAACAGCACGCAATATGACGAAAATCTAAGAAAAGAAAACAGAAAAGAAACCTCTCTTTCCCCCACACCCCCTATTACTAAAGAAAAGAATAAAGAAAAGAAAGCGCTAACGCTAAGTTCCGCCCCCGACTTTGTCGGAGACGGTTCCACAGAAAACGCCAAGGAGTTGGAGAAGCAAAAAAGAGCGGAGCAGCGCAAAGCCAAGTCTAATGAAAGGAAGCAGAAAGAGCAGACTCTGGTCCACAAGGCAAGAGGTATCTTTGAAGCCTATTACAGCGAGCTTTATGATGACAGCTACTATTGGACAGCGAAGGACGCAGTCGCAATGAAGCGCCTCATCAAGAAGATAACCTTTGGCCGCACTAACAGAACGAGACCGCTGCCTTGCGACGACGACAGTCTGTTGGAGGCATTGAAGGTCTTTCTCAAGATGATTAACAAGTCATGGATTATGAACAATTTCTCAGTGACCAAGATAGACAGTCAGTACAACGACATCGTGTCTGAAATCAAGAACAAAAACAATTCAGCATATGGGAACAGAAATCAAGCGAGTCAGACAACCTCAACAGCTATCCTCGCTAATCAAGCAGAAAATCTCCTCAATGACATTGCAAAGGCGGATGCTTTGTATTACCGATGTGAGCAAGGAGGCGATGGCACTCCGTAAAGCCATGAAACCGTCAGAGATTATCTCCGCTTATAGTATCGACCTTCAGACGAGTGCGACCGCAGCCTTTCCTACCATTGACAAGGCAAGAGAAATGCAGAGCCCGATGCTCGGTGTGATGTCCGAGGCTTTCCCCGAAACTATAGATCCGAGGAGTGGTGAGACAGTGAAGGATTCGGCAGTTATGTGGATGGAGAGTCAGCTACTTGCCGTGAGCATGTTTTGCGGAGCGAGGGAAAAGATGAATGAATGGCAGTCCAAATCGCTCTGCACGCAAATCATCAACGAACACCCGCAGCTTACGCTTATGGAGTTCATACTCTTCTGCTCTCGATTACGTTCTGCGAGGTATGGTAAATTCTACGGCTCCATTGACCCTGCTGCAATACTTGGTTCACTGGATATGTTCCTTAAAGACCGAAGGGAAGATATGTGGAGACGCCAAGACAAAGAAGAGAAGTTGCGGAAAGAGCGTGAATATGAGAAGCAGCGCAAAGAAGTCATATCATACGAAGAACACTTAAGACGCAAGGAGGCGCACTCTAAGTCATTGAAAGCCAACGAAAAATATTTGCAAATAAGATAAACTTTTCTTGCTAAATACTTGCATATATGATAACTTTTGATTATCTTTGCATTAGCAAATAAGATAAAAAAGGTATCACTTAAAATTCTAAACATTATGGCAAAACTTACATTTAACGAGTTAAGAAAGAAGTTCGGCTTTACAGCCAAAAGAACCAAGGCATACCGAGTTCTTGACGAGTTCGGAGCAAATATCACAAGCCGTGTCAAGGTTATGACAATGGCAGGCGGTTTATTCGCTATTGATGAATTTGGCATCGACATTACTAATCAAGTTAAATTCGAGCGTATATAATGGCAAAGAAACCGCAGCTTAAACCCAAGGACACGACATCTGTATCTTGTACAAAATGTGATAACGCTACTCTGATGCAGTGGGGCGATGATCCGATAATAGCAGACTGCAGTGCTCATCATTGTCGTGAGGTGGCAAGCCATAGACGCTCTTGTCCCCAATACGAGCCGGCAAAGCATTTGCCGAAACCGATAAAGCACCTGCAGAAATTTGCAGGTCTGCAAAACAAGAAGAATAAAGGTTAAACCAATAAACAATATAACAATGGAATTATTCACTAAGTTATCAGAAATTATGGGCGAGGGTTGCACATTGGCAATCACTATCGCCAAGACAAAGAACGGCATGACCGTTAGTGTTCTCCCCGGAAACTCTCTTGTTAAGGATGCAGCGAAAAACAAAATCGCTCCTCTGAATATAAGTGGTTCTGCAAGTGAGCTTGATGAGGGTTTTGTAAACGCCATCATTCAGCCAGTAGCCACAACAAGCAAGATGTTCGTTGACATGAAGTCGTTTGAGGACTCACAGGCTGCTGCAAAGGAGGCTTCCGAAATGGAAAAGAAAGCTAAAGAGAAAGCAGCAGTTAGCAAGGTTCAGTATGACAAGTGGATGGAGCTTACTGAACAGAACCGCAAGGAAAGCAAGTACAAAGACGCTCTCACTTGTGCCAAGAAGGCGCTCGAAGTGGCAGGAGACGTTGCCAGTGGTCAAGCAAAGGCAGAGGCTTTTATCAAGAAGGTCAACGACGAGTCGGCTGCAAATCTCTTTGGCGCAGAAGACAAGTCTGATGGCAAGAACATCAAGATTGACATCAAGAAGACACCCAAAGCCTCTGCTGAGGAAGACGCAGACGAGGAGAACGAATAATAAATAAAAGGAGGATATAATCATGGCATTACAAATCAACAACTACAAGAGAGTATTCAAGCATGGTTCAGCAACACTCGCAGATCCAAATCCGGAGATGTCACCTGAAGAGGTAATGAACTTCTATTCTAACCAATATCCGGAGCTTACAACGAGCAACGTGCACGGTCCGAAGATAGATGGCGACAATGCCGTCTATACTTTCAAAACAACGGTTGGAACAAAGGGATAATCAATGTGTGAACCTAAAATAAGCAAAGAACAATGGCAGCTTTATCAAAACATAGGACGAATTCTATCACGGGAAGCAGAACAGCTTCACGCCGAAGGAAAGCGTATCACACCAGACGCAATGGGCGCAATCATTTTCTAAATGCCTCATTTGCTAATATCCATGGCTGTGATATATGTAATGATGAAGCTGTCTTTGTTGTCAAAGATATTAAGCAGAATATCTTTGACCTTCAAGCAGATGTAACAAAGTTCTTCTCTAAATACGGCATTTCATGCAAGTTACCCACTGTCGCCGGGAACTTCAAAAACGATGTTCTTGCACTTTACAATCTACTCAAGTCAAACCTCCCCGATGAAAAATGGAAGGTGGAAGCGGTACAGCAACATGGCGAGGATGGTCCTATCAAGTTCATGGTTTACGATTACGCTGAATTTCCCGAATATACAGTATGGGCAGTACCAGTCAAAAAAATGGGCGAGGTTGATGACAAGACTCGCAAGTTGCTTGCTCTCACCTTTGCTGTTATGTACAGGAACGATATGTATGAGCTTCCCGAGGATAATTATGACTTCCAGTACAACCTCGCTCAAAGCGACAACTGTTATCAGCGTGACGAAGACGGAAAGATGAAGTACGATGAGGACTTGACTGATTTTTGGGGTGAGGATTATAGGGAAATGGCGGTAAGGTACGTCGAGGGTGACATATCTAAACTCTTCAATGAAATAAAGCAAACAGCAGATTTGCAATATAAGTCAGGCAAGCCACTTTGTGATATGCTTGAAGATATGATTTCACAGTATCGTGTCGAGAATTACCACAACCCACATCTGTTGGACCTCATAGAGAATGAACTCGAAATTTGTCGCGAAGGTTGGCTATCTGAATACCATATCAGTATGCTGAAGAATGAATTTGGCTACGATTTTGATAATGATGATAGCGAAGAGGATTTTATGGACTTGGCGAGATTATTTTTCTTTTGCTACGATGATGACGATTGCATAACACAAGGAGCAATCGAAATGATAAATGCAGAAGCGTATAATCTTAGCGTCGGGAATATGTATCGCTACTCCTTTATTGACGATGACGATATTGAGGAGAGAATGGAAAGCTCTTTCCCTCAAAGATGGGCAGATGTTAATGACCAACTAATAGCAGAATTAAGAAAATGAGTAAGATAACTAATTTGCTTAACCAAGTATATGAGCCGTTCATGGCAATCATTGCTTATAGAACTACCGACAGTAGAGAGCAATCGTTTTACTTGGAGCAGCACAAAATATCCAAAAAAGACGGTAGTCTTGGTGTTGGCTTTCCTTTACGCCAAAAGGCCATAACGAACTTGTTTGATGCGCTGTCACGCACTAACAAGCAACTTGACAGCAGTCTTTATGGCGTTGTACCCGAGAATGTGTTGTATTGTGACACAAGAGTTGGAAACGAGAAACTTGTTTGGTACCGGAAGCCAGAGGTTCGTAAGCTGTTCTTTACAAAGAGTCTTGAAATACCAGATGGAGATATGAGAGTCCCAGGTCTTGTGTATGTTGCAAGTGGCAAGCAGCTTCGAGTGTTGGCGTTCAAGGGTAACAAACCCAAGAGTGTTCTGTATCTCGCTCCATTCATGAATACTGATTCCAGCCATGTCTGTCTCGGCAACTCAAAAGTCAAGACTCCCGATGAAAGGACATTTACCAATGTTATAAATTATTGGGAAACAATGTTTTGGCAGTCAGAGTTTTCGCACATTCTTGGCGAGAACCCTTGCCTTGGCAACCTTGCTACGATAACAAAAGATTGCATACTTAATGGGAAGCCCTTCCCCGACAATATGCTCAAACAAGCTAAATGCAAATTACAAGATTTACTACGATGAAGAAGATACACTATACGGAAAATTATCTACTTGCACCAGTTCATCCCATTGAGGTGAACTTGATAGGAGCAGGAGGTACTGGAAGCCAAGTTTTGACTTCGCTTGCGAGGATCAACTGCGCTCTAATACAGCTGGGACACCCTGGACTTCATGTAACCGTCATTGATGATGATGTTGTAACACCGTCAAATCTTGGTCGTCAGTTATTCGCACCAACGGAAATTGGCTTGAATAAAGCATTTGTACTAACAACACGAATCAACCGCTTCTTCGGTCTTGATTGGAATGCTGTTCGTGAGCAATATCCATACGAGAGTTGTGCTACCGCCAATATAACCATAACGTGTGTTGACAATGTGAAGGCTCGCATAGAGATAGGCAAATATCTCCGCAAGAACAAGAATGGAAGCGTAGGCGATAAAGACTATACCATGCCATACTACTGGCTCGATTTTGGTAACACAACAGATACCGGTCAGGTCGTTCTCGGTACAATAAACCCAGTCAAGCAGCCAAAGAAACGCAAAATAGAGTCTTCGAGTACACTTAAATGTGTTGACGAGCTTTTTGACCTCAGTGAAGTCAAGGACGAGGATAGTGGTCCGTCTTGCTCGCTTGCAGAAGCCTTGCGCAAGCAAGATTTGTTCATCAACTCAACCATTGCGCAGCTTGGCTGCAATATCTTGTGGAAGCTCTTCAGTGGCTCCATCGAGAACCATGGAGCGTTCCTTAACCTCAAAACATTACGAACTAACCCCATTAACATTCAGTAGTTATGAATACGAATAAATCTTGCTTTGACTCCGACAAGGAATTGATGATTTGGCAAGACACAAACTGCTTGCAGTGCAAGAAAGCAGTTTGGTATAATCAACGCTTGAAGAAAATGCCGCAATATCGTTGTGCAATACAGAAGCAGATAGAGGCACAGGCTGCTGGCGAAACTGAGATAAACGAACGGACATACGAAGCGACAAGGTGCAAGAAATGTACATTCTTCAAGTCAAAAGGAGAAACTTCCGATGCGCCAGTGGAGGTTCTTGATTTCTCCAAGGGTGAGTCGCTGATGAAGTCCGACATTCTTATGGATACAGAGGGTGCCAATGGAAAACAAGTTCTGCAGCCTGCATATTACGACAAAGACGCTCCAACACCTCTCTCAGTCGTACCCGAAGATGACTCATTGCTTGGTCAGAAGTCGCTTTATCCTCAAAATTCAGACGAAGAGGTACGAGAAATGCAGAAGAGGCATAAGTTTACGACAGACTTTATGGCTGCTGTTGACCAATACCCCAAGGATATTTCTACCCATCCCGACCCTATACTATTCAAACTCGCCATGGAAACTGGAGTTGATTACGATGCTCTCAAGGATGCGGAGCGCAGAATGTTTGACAATATCTGCGAAAAAGGACAGCTACCTCCGGTGTTCACCGAAACAAACTTCAAAAAGCAAGTGAAGAGTGATGTGCATACCATGTTGGAAACGTTCACATGGGAGGAGAATATGATGATAGCGTTCGTGCCGTTGGTCATTTCTCACATTGCCTGGTTGTATGCTGAGAAGGTGATGAAATACTGCGCTGACCACCGCATTCCCGAAACGGTAAAGCTGTCAAGAGCCGTAAAACACGTTCGACATGAATACGTAGACTCGCTGAAGAAAGACCTCGATGCGAAGCATATCGGTCGTATTGAAGAGCAGACAGAGCAGTTCTGCAAGCTGTACGCCAACGATTTCACCATTATGTGGTACGTTGTGAACTCCGAATTTTGTAAGTGTTATCCCAATGACGAATTGTTACCAATGCGGACAGACGCATACGTTTCAATCCTCTTGTGTCGCTTCCTTGTCGCCCACAACAAGCGCATGGATAAGATTATAGAGGCAAAGATTGGGTTTGCGCAGAGCATCAAGAATCCATATATGGATAAACTCGAAACTTGCATGGACGCTTACTGCGGAGAGCACACGATACAGAACACGGACAACATCAACGCTTGTCTGCGAATACTTGAGAAGAATATTAAGAATATCAACTTTGAAATAGACGACAGCGAGCCGAAATAATATGGAAACTAACAATACAAAAAAAATTGAGGGAAGTTGGAATTTTGATGAGAGCGTAGCCGAGGTGTTCACGGATATGCTCTCACGTTCTATTCCTGGATATGACAACATGCGTGAGCTGATGTTTAGAATGGCAAGAAATTTCTTGCGTCCGCACTCAAATGTTCTTGATATAGGCTGCTCGACGGGATTATCAAGCAAAGAGCTTGTCGAATGTGAGGAAGCTGAAATGTGTGATTTTACCCTCATTGATGTCAGTGAGCCGATGCTTCAGCGTTGTCGAAAGCTCTATCAAAAAGACAGAAGGGTTGATGTTCGCAAATGGGACATTAGAGAGGGTTGTCCAGTGCAGCGTTGCTCTGTTGTCTTGTCATGTTTCACGCTGCAATTTATGCCGATGGAGTATCGACAGAATGTCATCAGCAGTATCTATAACTCGCTACAGCGTGAAGGAGCTTTGTTTCTTGTGGAAAAGGTTATTGGCAATTCAAGCGTAATCGATGATGTAATGGTGAAAGAGTACTACAACATCAAAAAGGAGAACGCCTATACAGAGGAGCAGATAAGCGATAAGCGAAAAGCCCTTGTCGGCACGCTCGTACCGCTCACTTCTGATTGGAATAAGTCAATGCTTCGCACAGCAGGCTTCACAAAGGTTGATACGTTTTGGCGATACCTCAATTTCTGTGGCTTAATAGCAGTGAAAAATTAATTGCAAATAAGATAAGCTTTTCTTGTCAAATACTTGCATATATGATAATAAATCACTATCTTTGTAATGCAAATAAGATAAATAAGTAATCACTTAAAACTCTAAACATTATGAAGATTATAGAAGTTGTAATAGGTAACGACCTTAACGAAGAGAACGAGGTCATTTTCAATGAATTTATGGATGAATTCGCAGAGTATATCGTTATGCAGTCAGGTCCACAGACCGTATTGCTCGGTGAAAACTTTTTTGCTAATGAAGAGGAAATCACTGAAAAAATGAGAGTATGGCTCGGTTCTAAAGGTATCGACGAAAACTCTTGGGGACTACAGTAAATTATTCATTTGGTTGCTCAGTATTTACTGGGCAACCTCAAAAAGTATAAAAGATGGGAATAAATTTCAAGAAACTCAATTCGCAAATAAAGCCGTTGAAACCAGAGTCCAGCAAGTACGGCTTCATTTTCATCGCAACTGATGAACAGAAGAGAAACTTTATTGACACTATTGTCACCATTGGTAGCAAACGCAGACTCGTTTCATTCCTTGTAAGCCTTATAAAAAAAGATGAGGATTGGTACAACGAATTCAAATTATAAATATATGACGATAGGAATAATAGTAGCAATGGATAAGGAGTATGAGGCAATCGTAAAAGCATGGTTGCCTAATGCTCCTTTATCTCGTAATGAGAGAGTTGTTAAAGGGTGTCGTATGATACGACTTTACCCAAGTGAAGAAAACGAGGTTGTGTTAGTTCGGAGCGGTATTGGTAAAGTGAACGCAGCAATAGCTACCTTAGAACTTGCATCCGAGAACGTAGACTGCATTATCAGTAGCGGAGTTGCTGGAGGTGCTGCACCATATTTACAGCCAGGACAGACCATAATAGGCCTGCATTACCATTATCATGATGTGTATTGTGGTAAGGAGGTGGCCAAGGGACAAGTACAAGGAGAACGTGAACTCTTCGGAGTCGACGATAAACTGATAAAGATAGCCACATCATTACAAATAGAAAAATGCTTAGCCGGAGCTATTGTAAGTGGCGATCAGTTCGTTGACAGCAAGCAGGAAATGGGACGCATCCTTGATGAGTTTCCATTTGCGATTGCCGTAGATATGGAGTCATGTGCGATTGCGCAAGTCTGCTACAAGATGGATATTCCGTTCATTTCCTTCCGTATGCTCAGCGATGTTGTTCTTAATCCTGCAGCTAAGTGTTACGAAGATTTTGGGGACAAAGCACCGTTGCAGATGGCATCCAACACCATGCGGTTTGTGATGAAAGTGATTAACGAATACAAACCCTTTTAATCATGAACAAAATACTGTTTAATTATAACTATGGCATGGAGGCTGCTGCAATAGCCGGCACAAAGACACAGCTTCGGCGTGTAATCAAGTTTAAGGACTTCGGCAGCAGAGTAGTACGATACACTCCTCTTCCTGGCACAAAGGGTTCTGCACGCTACCATTTGGAAGACGGAAGGAAAGTAGTGGATTATGAGACTCTATCCACCTATCGCTTAGGAGAAATTGTAGCCATTGGCCAATCGTATGCTGATGTGAAAGCATATTACGAGGGAAAAGGTTTACTTGAAAGTGAAGAGTACATGGCGTTCATCAAGGAGGTAGAGGGTGCAAACAAAGAGTATTTCAATGCTGGACGCAAAGACAAGTTTCTCGTCAAGCCACACCTTATGCCACACCATATCCGTATTCTGTCTGTACGAACTCAACGTTTGCAGGACATAACGGAAGAAGAATGTCTTGCAGAGGGTATTCTAAAAGAAGAACTGCAAGGAGAAACAAAATATTACATCGAGGACAGCAACACCGGAGGACGTTGCTATTTTAAGACAGCTCGGGATGCTTTCGCCTTCTTCATGTCCCAGACAGAAAAGAATATGCGGAACGTATGGGTAAAGAATCCTCCTGTCTATGTTTACACCTTTGAGACCATTGATTGAAAATATGGCAAAAAAGTTTCTTATAATTCAACTGACGGAGAGCGACAAAGCTGATATTGTTCGCATGAGAAAAGAAGGCTCTACGCTTAGAGAGATTGCTGAGTATATCGGATGCGCAATTAATACTGTCGTTTACCATTTGCGCAAAACTGGAATTTTCAAACAGCAAAGATGGACTGATGACGAGACCATTATTATGATAACGATGTATAACGATGGCGTGACCTGCGCCGAAATTGGCAAACGCCTTAATCGGACAAAGGATAATGTTGCCCATCGTATCTCTTATCTTAGAAAATTAGGAAACAAGAACATTAAATACAGAAAGTAATATGGCAATATTAATGGAAGAAAGCTACTGGCGTAATTCCCATTTGTCCGTAGCAAAGTATTACGGTGGTGTCAACATCAACGTGGCTGGCAAAGCGAGGGAGTATCTTGTCGTAAACAAAGAAGGTATAACTTTGCAAGAGCTGTCAGATCCAAGCAGTAAACATTATGTTGGAGACGAAAATATGGCAATTCCTCCTGGAGAACCCGTAGATTTGATAGATAAAGAATTTATCAAATACTACAAGATGTTGGGAAGAGACAAGTTTATCTCGATTTTGAAGGAACATAACCTATCTTCAATTCCAGAGTTGAAGAAAATCTTTGATACAGCACAATAGAATAAAAAAGACTACTGTCCTCACGGATGGTAGTCTTTGTTTGCAAATAAGATAAATACATCACTAAAAGCAACTAAACATTGATGCCCGATAGGTATAAACCTAAAAACATAAATGTTAATTACCCAAGTTAAGTAATTATCATACTGCAAAGATAGGCAAAAGAAACTGCAAAGTCTGCGAATTTACAAAGAAGTTATCAAAATACTAAGCAAAACTAATCAAAAGTAGTAAAAATCATTATATTATACTTATCTTTGCAATGGACATAAGAATAAAAAAATAGCACAATGACAAATCGTTTAAATTTGGAAGATATCTGTTTTAGGCATAAGGATAAAGCACCTATTATCATAGCTGGCCCATGTTCTGCCGAAAGCGAAGAGCAAGTATTGGAAACTGCTAAACAGCTGGCGGATGTAGGTTGTGATGTTTTTCGTGCTGGGGCATGGAAGCCGAGAACAAAGCCTGGAAATTTTGAAGGATTTGGTGAGGAGTCTTTATGTTGGCTTGAAATGGTAAAGCACAAAACAGGGATGCTTGTGACCACAGAAGTTGCAACACCTGAGCATGTAAAAGCCGCCCTTCGCCATAATATAGATATTCTCTGGATAGGAGCAAGGACAACAGCTAATCCATTTGCTGTGCAAGCTATAGCAGATGCGCTACGGGGGTGTGATATCCAAGTTTTAGTGAAAAATCCAGTTAATTCTGATTTGGATTTGTGGGTAGGAGCCTTGGAGCGTTTGAACAGAGCTGGGATAAAGCGATTAGCGGCAATCCATCGTGGCTTTTCACTTTACGGAGAAAAGATTTATCGCAATGCGCCAATATGGAAAATCCCTATTGAATTACATAGACGTGTTCCTGACTTACCCATATTTTGCGATCCGTCACATATGGGAGGGAAAAAAGAACTTGTCGCACCGTTGTGTCAGCAGGCTATGGATTTGTGTTATGACGGACTGATGGTAGAGGTTCACTGTGACCCAGATAAGGCGTTAAGTGATGCTCAACAGCAAATAACACCGAGGCAATTCAGAGAGATTTTGACAACTATAAAAATAAGAAGAGAAGTTCCTGCTGATTATAACTTGACGTTTAGTCGTAGCCAAATTAATTTGATTGATGAAGATTTAATTCGTATCTTGGCCAATCGCATGGATGTCTGCCATGAAATTGCAATATATAAGGCAGAACAAGGAATGTCCGCCTTTCAGTCAAGTAGATACAATGAGTTACTTGAGAAGTGGGTAAAAATAGCAAAACAATATGGACTACAGAGTCAATTTATTAAGAGACTTTTCTGCCTTATACATGAAGAGAGTGTTAATGAACAGATGCAAATATTAAATTCAAAAGAATGGCTAAAACAGCAATAAGAGAGAGAATATACCAACAAATGTTGCTTCGTGGAGTAACCCAAGCAATGATATGCAACGACCTGGGGCTTCAGGTTTCAAATTTCAATGCATATAAACGCGGAAACAGAACTATCTCATTTAGAGATTTGGTCAGTGTGATGACGTACTTGCATATCTCTGTCGCTCCGATAGGTACAGAGTTTACAAATATTCCTCCAGACAAAATGAATGAGTTTTTTCGCGAACGTATTAAACGTAGTGGATTAAAGATGTCTGAGATATCCGCAGCGTCAGGAATATGTAGCAGTAGTATTTCAAGCATCATAACAGGAAAGAGAACGGCATCGTCAAGAAATTTAGGTAAGCTCATGACTGCCCTCGGTCTTGACATCGTGCCATACAAGAGAATAACTAACAAATAATAGACAAATGGAATTCGTAAGAAAGAAAATTGACGAGCTGGTTCCTGCGGACTATAACCCGCGAAAAGATTTGCAGGAGGCAGACAAGGAATACCAGGACATCAAGGGAGGTATTCAGACTTACGGGCTTGTCATTCCGCTTATCATGAATAAGCGTACTGGCAATCTTGTAAACGGACATCAGCGACTGAAAGTTCTCAAGGCTCTTGGTTGGACTGAAGTAGATGTCAGTGTGGTGGATATGGACGAGAAAAAGGAGAAAGCCCTTAATCTTGCACTTAGTCGTATTGACGGCGACTTCGACAACAAAGCCTTGACAAATGTGATGTCTGAAATCAGAGCCGCCGGCATAGACCCTATAACATTGGGTTTTACCAAGTCCGAGGTTGAGAAAATGTTTCCCAAAGAAATGGAGGTCGAAAGTCTTTTTGGCGAGGATGTAGACAACCCATTCATTGGCGATGACGAGGAGCCCGAGGAAACGGAAGTGGTCGCAATGGTCGGCAAATACCGTTTCAGTATGGAGAAATCACAGGTTGAAGAAGTCATGGCGCAGATCCGCTACCGCAATGGCTTTGTAAAGGAGAAAGTGGAAAATGAAATAAAACTAAGATTGTTCTATGGAAAAGACTGGAAACAATACGCAGCAGCCGATGACCTTTCGGAAACTAAAGATTAGCGAGATAGAGGAAGCCTTCTACAATCCTCGTAAAATGATGAAGAAGGAAGGTAAAAAATATTCAAACCTCAAAAACAGCCTGGAGCAGTTCGGGTGCGTGGAGCCGATGGTGGTGAATGAGGTTAATAACCGTCTCATTTCTGGACATCAGCGACTGAACGTGCTTCGCGACTTCGGAGTTGACGAGATTGACGCCTCTATCGTTCATATCGAGGACGAGGCAAAAGAAAAAGCACTCAACATCATGCTCAACAAGGTAAAGGGTAAATGGGATACCAAAAAGCTCGCCGATGTGCTGAAGGATATAGACGGGGAGTTTAATGCCCTTGACCTCGGATTTGAGGAGGGTGACATTGCAGAGTTCTTGAAAAATGACGAGGATATTACCGAGAGTGTAGACCGCAGCAAGGCTGAAGAAATGGACTCTAACTCCAAGGTTGGTACAGAGAAACAGGCAAGCACAATCGCCATCGCCGGTGTCCGTTTCAAAATATCAGCAGAAGAATACACATGGCTTGAGCAGGACCTTGTGGAAAAAGGGTTCTTTTCAGAAAAAGAAATAGGTGATGAACTTAAAAAAAGATTTTTAGCATATTTATGATACAGATGGTAGCGCTGGATAAAATCCATGCATCAACTTATAATCCCCGAAAGTCAGACCCTAAGCGACTTGACTTACTGGAGCTTTCCTTGCGGAAGCTCGGTTTCCTTTCCCCCATTGTCGTAGACCAAGGTGGCGAGATTATCTCTGGTCACCAGCGTAGCTTTGTTGCTGCGCGAATAGGGGTAAAGCGAGTGCCCGTCTTGATTATACCGAGAATGACACTTGATGAACGTAAAAGCCTCAACATCGTTTTCAACAGAGCGACCAATGACTTGAAGCGTTCTGACACTTGCAAGACCGTAACGGAATATGTGAGCAAGTTTGACATTGACACCATTGCAAAGGACTTGCCGGACCTTACTCCAGACACGCCGGAGTTCTATCCGTGTATGAACACAAAAAACGAGGACAGTTTTGAACTGCTGAAGAAAAACAGTAAAAAGATAAATCAGTATGCGACTACAATGTATGGCACGTTGTGTCGTAAAAAGATAGAGTTGCCAACGGTCATTGATGAAGATGATAATGTTGTAAACGGTATAGGGCGTGTCTGTTACTATGCGGAAAGAAAAATCCGTCCTATCCCCGTATGCCGCATATCCAACAAGCAGGCTTTATTTGCCAATCTCATGCTGAATTATCTTACAATGGACTTTGATATTCAGAACCGTTATGCAGATACTCTTCGACACAATTCGTTTATGCGTAGCCGCAATACCCGAGGAGGGGGGCTTGGTTGTGGCTTCTTCAAGGGTCTGTGGCCACGTTTGAAATGCGAGGAAACAATGATACTTGACGGCAAAAAGAAAGACGAGTGGACTGCTCGTTTTGGCACAAGCATCGTTGACTTTGGGGCTGGAAAACTCAACAACACTCGTATTCTCCGTGAAAGTGGTATCATGTGTTCTGCCTTTGAACCGTATTTCCTCGCGACAGGCGAAGTCATCAGCAAACAGGAAAGTCTGAAGATTGACCGCAAGTTCCTTGCGGAGATAGCCGACGGAAGAAAGTTCAGTACAATCTTCATTTCTTCAGTGTTCAACTCTGTGCCGTTCATGGCAGACCGAATGGCTATCGCCACGATTTGCTCCGCCCTATCCTCCCCAGAAACGATATGTGTATGTTGGACGCAGGGGGTGAACTGTGGTAATAACATCGGCATCAAGCGTGAGGACAAATGCAAGAACGCATCCAAACAGCTGACATTTAATGTGGATTATGAACCAAACGTGGTGCTTGGCGATTTCTCCGCATTACCAAAGGTGCAGAAATACCACACCAACAGTGAAATCTTCGATATCTTTAGCCCGGTGTATGGAGACATCTACCGTCTTGATCAGATAGGCAACTTCGTGTATATGGAGTGTCGCGGCACAAGACTTGATGTGAAAAACCCCGAGTACATGGAGCGCCTAAAGAAGGCCATTGAGTTCGAGTTCAATCTGCCTTACCCCGACGGCTCACATGCCGGGCTTGTAAAGGAGGCAAAAGATGCCTTTGGAAAACGCCTCGGAGTAACAATAGAATAAATGTCAATCACTTGCATATTTGATAAATTTTTCTCATCTTTGTATAGGTTAAAATAAACAATTTTGCAACAATGAAAGAAAAAATCATTTTATTAGATTTGAACTACACTTTGGTCGCCAACCAGCGCCAGACCCGCATGATACGACCTTTCTCTGCTCGACTGAAAGCGGAGGAGTACAGAAAAGACCTCATTGAGGTCATCAAGGACAATCGTGTGGTCATAATCACTGCCCGTCCGTCTTACCAGGGCTCCCAGACAATGGAGAACATCTTGCGTAAGACGGACTTGCGACCCGAAGAGGCGTATTTTAACGACCTCAATCTTGATCCGCCCTCAATCAAGGAAAGCATCCTCAAGCGTTTTGTGTTCCCAAAGTACGGAAACGATGGGAAACAATTCTTCGCAGTGGAGAGCAATCCGCGTACGAGGGCTATGTATGCCCGCTATGGTATTCCTGCGGAGCCGTATGACAGGTTCATTCAGCGGTTTCCGGATATAGCCAAGGACACGGGCAAAAGTCCAGTTCAGTACAGCTTATTTCCAGACTATGACGAATAATAAAAAATCAGACAAGAGCAAAGACCATTATGTTCCCACGAAACAATGGGAATTCAATAAAGAAGTGACTGATGTGTTCCCTGACATGCTGTCTCGTTCAATACCGGGCTATGACAGCATGAGGGAACTTGTCTATCGTATGGCTCGCAACTATGTGAAGGAGGGAACAAACGTTCTCGACATCGGTTGCTCAACAGGCTTATCATCAGAGCTGCTTATAAAAAACTTTGGTGCCAAGTGTAACTTTGTCCTTACGGACGTGAGTGAGCCGATGATAGCCAAATGTCGAGAGAAATACTCTAAGGAGATACAGGATGGATATGTCAATGTCAAGTACAGCGACCTAAGAGAAAAATTGCCGGTAAAAGGCTGTTCTCTTATCCTCTCCTGTCTTACAATTCAGTTCACTCCGATAGAGTATCGACAGTTCATCTTCAAGAACATTTACGAGTCTCTTGAACCTGGAGGCGCTCTAATTCTTGTTGAGAAGGTGATGGGCAACAGCGATGATATCGACAATGTGCTCATAAAAGAGTATTACGACATTAAGAAAGAGAACCAGTACACAGAGAAACAGATAAAGACGAAGCGCAGAAGTCTTGAAGGCTCCCTTGTGCCGCTCACTATCAACATGAACGAGCAATTGCTTAACATCAGCGGCTTCCGTAAGGTTGACACATTCTGGCGGTATCTCAATTTTGTGGCACTCATAGCAATAAAGGAGAAATAATCATGGCAGCAGAACGAGGAAATCAATATTACAAGCTTGCATTAGGCGCATTAGGGCGGCCTACGGCAATTAAAACAGCCGAGGAGTTTCAAGAGAAGTTCCTCGACTATGTTGCGTGGAGCGAGGAAAACCCCATCCTTTCCAAGAAAGCGTCTCGACGAGAAGGTGCAGTGGATGCCAATGGCGACAAAAAACCTGCAGAAACACGCATCGAATCGGAGTCGAAGCGCCGTCCTCTCTCCATGTATGGTTTGTGTGCCTACCTCGGCGTGAGTCGTAAGTGGTTCGAAATGCGGCTAAAAAATCTTGAAGACAAAGACGGTGAACGAACAGAAGAGGAAGAAGCTTTTTTTACCGCCATGACGCGTGCGAAGAGTATCATTGAAATGCAGCAGTATGATGGAGCCAGCGTTGGTGACTTCAATGCTACACTTACAATGAGAGCACTCGGTCTTGGAGACAAAGTGGATATGACCAGTGACGGAGAGGCTATCAAAGCCTCAATGCCAATCATTAACATAATGAGGGACGAACGTTGTGGAGATAGATGTGAAACTGAATGACAAGCAATTTGCGGCTTATGACATTCTTACAGATATGGGTAATGGCGTAACGGAGCTGCTTTATGGAGGTGGAGCTCGTGGTGGTAAAACCTGGCTCGGCTGCTTCTGGCAGATAACGAACCGCTTGAAATACCCGAAATCAGTTGGGATGATATGCCGTGAACAGCTCGTTCAGCTTCTTGATACCACGATGAAGACGTTCTTTGAGGTTGTTGACTTTCTCGGTTTAAGCGATCAAATTTATTTCAAAGGAGGCATGACGAATAGCGCATACTTCTCTAATGGCTCAATGATATTCTTCCGTTCGCTGCAAAAGAAGCCAAGAGACCCAAACTTTGACCGCTTTGGTTCGTATGCTATAACCGACCTTTTCGTGGATGAAAGCCAACAGGTAGCGGAAAAGGCTATCAATGTGCTTCGCGGTCGTTTCTCTTTGCTTGAAGGATTAAACCCTGACGGAACGAAATGGAAGACGATACCCAAGGCTATGTATAGCTGTAACCCATCCAGAGGCTGGAACTACACGTTGTTCGTCAAGCCGGAAAAGGATGGAACAATGGCACCCTATCGGCGTTTCGTCAAGGCTCTTCCAAAAGATAATCCGTATGTGACACAAGATTACATCGACAACCTCTTGCGTTCAGATAAAATCACTGTACAGCGTCTGTATTACGGAAACTTCGAGTATGACGACGATCCTGCATCACTGATAGATTATGATGCTCTGATAGACATGTTCCACAATGAGCATGTGCAACCAGTTGGAGGTCGTAGCTGTTCTGCTGATATTGCAACTAAAGGCCGTGACAGGTTTGTGGCTGGCTCGTGGGTTGGCAATGTATGTACGATTGCTATCGACAAACAATACTCTCCGAGTAAGGAGGTGCAGGAGGACTTGAAGAAATTGCTTATCCGCGACAAAATACCTCGGTCGCTGACGGTAGTGGATGCCGACGGAGTAGGCTCTTTCCTGGAGTCCTATCTTGAGGGCATAAAAGAATTTCATGGTGGTTGGAAACCTCTTGACCCACGGTATCAGAATTTGCGTGCAGAGTGTTATTTCAAGTTGGCTGAACTTATCAATAACCGGCGATTACGCATCATCTGTACCGACGAGCAACGAGACCGAATAATAGATGAACTCGGAGCGTTAAAACAAGCTCATATTGACAATGATGTCGGGCGTAAAGATGTCATCAAGAAGGATGAATGGAAGACATTACTTGGTGGAAAATCTCCAGACTATTCTGACATGCTAATGATGGCAATGATATTTAGACGAAGTAAGTCTTCAGCAGGCGCACAAGTAAAAGTAAAAGTAAGAAAAGAACAGTAAAAAGAAATTATGACAATAAGAGAAAAAATCTTCCTTCGCATGAAGGAACTTGGTGTTAAGAACAGAGCTGTTTGTGTCGACCTCAATTTTAAGGAGCAGAATTTCTCTGCGTTTCTGAATGGTCGCCGCACGCTTCCGTATGATGACCTTGAGAAACTGTGCATGTATCTCGGTCTAACTCTTGAAAGCAAAGAAAAGGAGGAGTAATTATGATAGTCATTAAGAACAGCATTATACCAATCAAGGGCTTCAAAGCCCTGTTCTTCTTCGGTGTTCTGTTTGTACGGAACGACTTAAAGAAAGGCATCAGCTATGTGGACTTGAACCACGAACGCATCCATTCAAAGCAATGCATCGAACTCCTTGGCGTGTTCTTCTACCTTTGGTACATCATTGAGTTTCTGATACGTTTGCCTCTGTGTGATTTCGATACTCATACTGCCTACCGAAGCATCTGCTTTGAGCGAGAGGCGTATAAAAACCAGGAAGATTTGGAATATCCGAAAAAGCGCAAGCATTTTGCTTGGCTTAAATATGTAATTAACAAATAAACGAATAATATATATGTTCAGAGAGAAAATTAAGATGGCGATTGGAGCCAAGAACCTCCGAGTCTGCCAAGTGGCTACAGAATGTGGGATTGTAAGTACAAGCCTGTCATCGTACCTCAACGGCTCCCGAGGTTTGAAATACGACCAACTGGAGAAACTTGTGGCATATTTGGGGCTTACACTTAACCCCAAGAAGGCCTTTCGTTTCCATTCAGATTTCATCGAACAGCAGGAGGCAGAGCGTGAAGCTAAGATTGCTGCACGGCAAAACGAATGAACGGCATCGTTCAGTAAAACCTAAATGCAAATAAGATAATTATCGCTAATAATAGCTAAGTTTGTCCGATATGAAGAAGAACAAATCACGATACAAAAAGCATAATGGTGACGAGTGCTCCTATAAGGACTTTCTTGTAATGCTTCCATGCTGTGCCGAAAAGGTACAGAAGGATTTACTTGAAAGGCTAAATGCGCAGCCTCGCCCTTCTTTTCTTTGTGGCGTTGAGGTCCCTAAAAACCTCAATGCTTTGTCGTATGGCACGCTTGACGACTTGCGTAGTGCAACTGCTGCAGAAGATCCGATAAGCGAATGTGTGCGCATCCTCCTTGGTACAAGCTCAGTGGACCTGATGGACGCTGATGTAAACGATGTTTTTGGTTTTCTCTCGTTTGTCAAAGAAGAACTGGAGAGAATAAATAAGCTCTTCGGAGACATCAAGCAGACATATTCCAAAGAGGAAGAAGCTGCCGGTGTTCGTGATTTGGACTTTGGCAGTTTCGGTGTCCTTGACTGGTATGCAAGACGAATGGGCATCACCAACCAGAATGAGGTGCGCGATGTTGCTTGGGTTCGTATCTACCAGTGTATGAAGAACGACAATATGCAATCCGAGTTTGAGAGAAGGCTTCACAAGCAGTATATGAACAATAACAAAGTTAGGAAGCGTTGACATGGGAAATACGGAATTAAAAGGTACAGCCAGATACGGAACCGTTGAACAGAAGATACGTTCCATCGTTGAAAGCCTGGAAGGTGTCGCCTATATGTTCAAGAACTGGTCACAAGCCAACGATGAGATAGACCACATAGATGGACCTACCATCATTTATGTTCTTCCTCCATCGGGAGACCTCGACTTTGACTACTCGCAGGTTCGTGATTATCCGCAGAGCCAGATTGCTTTTGTAGCCTCAACGGAGTTCGACTTTGAGGGAGAGGAGAATGACAATATCATCGAGCAGATGAAGCGCTTGTGCATCCGCTTCGTGAAGAGTCTTAATGAGAGTGGTCTGTTCGAGCAGATAGAAGGTAGGCTGTCTTACCGTGTGCTGTATGACTACTTCGACCAAAATGTGACAGGCATCGTTATCACGCCACCTCTCATCGAGGAGGAAGGTGTTATCATTTGTACTGACGAACATCGTTCTGAGGACGAGAGTGAAGGAGAATAGCCTATGGCAGCAGCGAGTATTCAAGACATCATCAAGCAGCACCTTGAAGCTGTCAAGACGGGTATTATACAGCATATGTCACAGCAGGGACGTATAGCAAGTGGAAGGTCTGTTGCTTCTTTGGAGGTTAATGTAAACGCCAATGGTGGTTATCTTGAGGGTGCAAGCAGTTTCCTTACAATGGAAAGAGGCCGAGGACCGGGTAACGTTCCGAGAAACTTCACGAGCATCATCCGTGACTGGATTGTTGCCAAGGGTATCTCGTATCAAAACCTCATACCAAAGAACGGCACACCCGAACAGGGGCTGACTCGCCTAAGCGGTGCTATAGCCTACTCTATAATGAAGAATGGAACGAAGCTCTATCGTGATAAAGGTTATAACGATATCTTCGATACAGTCCTCAGGGAGGAGCTTGAAAAGATAGCAACAGAGTCCGCTGGCGTTTTCGATATGGAAATAGACAAGATACATCAAGACAACGAAAATACATAAAGCAATGCGAACAGAAAGAATATCATATACGGTAAATGGAATGGAGAGGTCTGGAACAGTAAAATATCCAGACCTTTGGTGTTTTGCGTTTAATCCCAATTACATCGAAATAGACCTTAATGACGAATCAGCAAACAACGTGCTTACTGTTTCGTTACAATCGGATAGCGGTAATTACACCCTAAACGCCTCATTGTTCCATGGCAAAGCGTCAGTGTATATCTCCAAGACTCTGCAGTTGCTCATTGGTAAGCCGGAGAAAGTAAGGTCAGCCACCGTCTATATATCATTGAACGATGGCGATGTAAAAATGCTTGCAAGTGACCTTACGCTAAACGCAGTTTGGGGAAGTGTGAAGATTGGCGAGCAATTTGGCAAGTACGGAGCGTTCAAGTGGAACGGCAAAGACCTTAGCCATATCCGTAATGTCGTATGGTTTAGGAACTTCCCTTTCTACGTTTCCATGTTTCGCGCCGAAAGCGGAGAACTAACCTCAGCCAAATTTGACGGTAACGAAGCGGACGCTAATGCCCAGATATTCAGATACAGAATAGACAAGGTTGTGACCGGTGATCTGCCGACATTTCCTGCCTATTCTAAAGTACTAACAGACCCATTTATTGTTCTGAACAAAGAGCATGGTGTTGTTTATGCTTTAGAGAATAGTCTTAGCACAATGGCTTATGATTCATGGGCTTCAAATAGTGGAGGACGTTGGGACTATGTAAATGCTGACGGCACCATACGGACAAACACAGAGTTTTCCTATAACGAAGAAATTGTCAGATGGAACGATGATACAAAAGAGCTCGAAACATCGTTGATTGGTAACGCCAAAACAGACGGTATTTTTGACCTCAACCCTGCTATCTCTTTCCCTAATGCGATAAGGACTGCCCAATATAATATTTGCCTTGAGAAAGTAACAAGTGGAATATTCGATATGAATTTCAACTTTGCCTTTCCGGACATGGCGAAGATTGTGAATGAAACGGTGAATATGCGAATTTGCAATGACAAGGATGGTTTATACATACGCTGGATAGACCGTTTCGGCTTTCTGCAGTTCTACTTATTCCGTGAAGGGAAGGCTACGGTAAAGACCAAACCTTCATCAGACACGCTTCAAGTTGAGCGAGAATTCGGAGGAATGTTTTTTGGGGGTATGGAGCGAGCTGCAGAGATAACAAGCGAAGAGACCATCAAGTGCTGTGCAGTCAATCTTCCAAAGGACATCCTGGAATATGTCAAGACAATCGTCAGTGCCCCAATCGTTGATTTGTATCTCGGCAAGAACAAAGGCGGCACGGAATTGTGGCTCCCAATAAGCGTAAGCAGCGGAAGTTACTCTACGGATCCAAAGACCATGTTGTCCGATTATGAAATCACTATCGGAAAAACAGACAACTCAAGCCAAACACTATAGTTATGATAAAAGAAGAGCTTTACATAATCAAAGATGGGGAGAAGTACAATCTCGACCTACCCACACCCTCAGGTATTACATTGAAGTGGGTCAGCAATCTATTCTCAGACATATCCAAGCTGACGTGTTCCTATTCATATACGTTCAAGCTGCCTATGACTGCAAACAACCGCAGAGTGTTGAATATTGCTGACGACATTCGCCATTCTTCAGTATTTGCAAGAATATCCGTTGATGCAGAATTTTACATCAACGGTGTATGCTTGTGTCCCAATGCCAATCTTCATGTGTCGGAGATTGGTGCTTCTTCATTTTCGTGCGTAATGACTTGGCGAGTACTCAAAGCGTTTGAGAAGATGAAGAGTGATTCTATAAATCTTAACGAACTACCATCAATAGGTACGTTCGTATGGAAAACAGGTGATGATAGTCTTGTGTATGGGTTCCCGACCCATGCCCACACCAACATGGAGGATGTGCTTTATCCCAATTATGATGCAGGAATTGCATACGAGGAAGGTACGCCACCGAAGCCAGTTGTACCAGTTTATCGTCTGGTGCAACTTATCAACGATTACTATGGAGTCAAGTTTATGCTTGGTCGAGAACTGGCAGAGGGAATGGGACTTCTGCCTAAAGCTAACTTCAACAACAAAAGGTACTATGGCAAGAATGTGTACGATGATTACTTGACTTATGGAGTATTGCCAATTACAGGCATAGGTGTGAGTAGTGGAACACAAAATAAGTTTACTATTGCGAACGTAGAAGGAAAGTCCATTTATGATAATACGATTGATGTTGGCAGCAAAGAATACAGGGCAAGTTGGCAAAGCTGGGTCGTTACCTCAACTAACCAAGGAACAAAGGACAGTATAAGAAGCGTTGTTTATGAGAAAGACAGTGATTTGAGTAATTGGCACAGATATGCAGACATAATGGGAATTTCTTTCAATGGGAATAAATATATTCAATCAACCGTCTGTGAAATATCCAGCGAAACGACATCTGTGAACGAAGAAACAAGTAAGCATCTATATGGTAAAGGAGGTGGACAAACATCTGGCGGAGTCCATTTGTGGACGCATTGGGAAATTTATGCTTGTACGGGAGTTTTGAAAGACAGCTTTACTTTGCAAAAGGTAGTCAAAGGCGGTAATTTTAAAAGTCGCTATCTCTTTCGCTGTCTTATCGACAGTGAACTGCGTGGAGAGGCAGAAGTGCGTGTTTCCAAAGAGGACATAAAAGCTAAGAAAGCAGAGGCAAAAGATTACTGGTGGATATATCTGCTGCAAGTCAAGCAAGGTGAGAACGATGAAGATGCCAGCGTAGACGTGTATTCGGAGGAATCCGAGGATTGGATGGGGCTGCGCTCTATCTCTCGTGAGGAAACTGACACAGAATATATTTACAAGTTCGACTTCGGCGTCAAGTATGATGTCCGTAAGCTCTCTATTGACGCTGCAGACGATGATGAGGTCGGTCTATGTTTTTGGAGCGGAAGTTACGAAGAAGGTTGGGCAACGAAAGACGCTGACAGCAAAGTGACAGGTACTGGTACGAAATACACCAATACAGCAACATTCTCATATTTGAGAGTTGCAAGCATAACGCCGATAGTTCAGTTCGACGGACTGCCTGCAGAAATGGGCATCATTGAAAACTTGCCCGACATATCTTGCTTTGATTTTCTTAAAAACTTGTTTTACTTAAATGGCGCTTTACCGCGTGTAGAGAAAGACGGAGTAACTATCACCGCAATGTATTACAACCAGCTACGCGACAGGGTCGTCAATGGGGATAGTCTTGACTGGTCAAAGAAACTGCTTTCTGGAGTAAACAAAAATCCAACGTCGGCAAAAACATATAACTCAAACTTCGGTCGAGAGAATTATTTCCTCATGGCAACATCAGAAAAAGACAAGACCGACGAAGAAAAACTTGAAGAGGTTGAGCTGTATGGTAAAGGTTACGGCCAAATAGACATCGATGACAAACGGCTTGACGAGGAGAAAAATGCGTTCACATCATGCTTTTATCCTGGCTTGCGACAGGATTTGGCATACCCAAATTTGCTGACTGGCCGAACTGTCAAAGTGTGGAATGGCGAGAAACAGGTGCAGTCCGATGTAAACCCAATCTATGGATTTGTGAATTACAGGGCCTTGAACTCAACATATGAGGATGTTTCAAACGCATTCTCACGTCCTATGTTGAAAACGTATGGTGTGGATTTCAAGCATATCCGCATGGATGCTTTCGAACCGTTTGATAATATGGACGAGTTTTACGGCTACCTGAAGTCTATCCTCACTGATTATGTCATCATCAAGGAAAAGTTCAACCTCAACGAGTTTGACTTGATGAACTTCGACGAGTCTGTGCCGGTGTATCTACAGAAATATAACTGTTGCTTTGCCGTCAGCACGATACAACGAGACAAAAACGGCATCAGTACGGTGGAGCTTGTCAAACTTCCCTATGTAGTTCCCAACTACGCAGACCCAGAGAAAACAGACATGGACAAAGTAAGCTATCAATATGTACTGAAGTCATCCGTAATAGGTTTTGAGTTATCGCTTATCCGTGACTATACATCTAATAGATGCCCTATTTGCTATGAGTATTTTGTGAATAACCAGCATAAAGTATGGAGCACGACTTATAACATTCTCAACATCCCAGATGTAAAAGGGGATGGTAATGGGCCTGCTGCATATATTTCTCGCTACGTTTACCCTTACGAGATAGACAGACTCAAAGGAGATAGTTATACGCTTGAGTTTACAGTTCCAAAAGTTGTAAGATATGCCATATCTAAGAATATCGGCATCGATACGGAGTACACAAAGGAATTAACCGTTGCCATTCGTGTGTATTATGACGATGTAAAGTGTGAAGTAGGTACGCATAAGCTGGTTTTTACACGCAATGATTTTGGAAAGCATCATGTGTTCAAGTTTATCTATGACATTTACAATGTGGAAGGCGAACTTGTAGAGCAAGTACGGAAGAAACTGTATTATTTTGTGTCAAAACTGAACGAGTCTGTCATTTCCGATGACTTCGGAGACACCCATGAGGAGGATGATAAGCCTTTTGTGCCTTATGTCGAGATAGAAAGTGGCTCGGTTTATGCCAGCGGAATGATTGACTTGGAGGTTGGAGGGCAAGTCGTTGGCATAATGCAAGAGTCAAATGGAGAAACGAAGATAACCTCCTCCAACGTATTCGCTTTGTTCTGGTCGGAGAAAGTTGCTCCTTACTCCCATGATGCAAGTTTGTGGGACACGGATAGTTATCATCTGTTCGTGGACGTGATAAATAACGTAAAGCTGATAAAGCACGACACACCCATATCCACAGTAGATGAAGAATGCTCTTTTGAGTACCATTTCTATTTTGACGGAGAGGAGGTTAAAACTGCTTACAATGATCCTACCAACAATGTATCGATAGCAACATTCTCAAAGGAAAACATAGCCGACACTCATATGCTAAGGTTTGTGTATTCCATTAGAGACAGTAGCGGAAACGTGATTAAGTCAGAAGATTTGACACAGACATTCTGCGTCCTTGGCTTTGCAGAGAAGAAGGAAAACATAACAACTGAACTTCTGTTTGGATTTGCCATAGACCTTAAAATGCCAGCGTACGGACTGGCTAACACGAGATATAAAAAGAATGGGGCTATGTATGTCAATGACAGCGTAAACCTTGGTGAAGGACGAAAGCTAATAATCGAAGATGGCGTTACAGATGTAGGCCCGAACCTTGTGAATGGCTCATGGGAAACTAATAGCTATGGAGTATTCTCTGTAGACCAAAGCGGAACGGGCGCTTTGCAGGTAAAAACAACAGGTAAAGTAACAAAGGGTGAACTCGTCATGGAAACATGGGAGAAAACATCACTGGCACGAGTGTACTGGGACGGGAAACAGGTCGGCGTACTAAGCGAGGTGATGACAAAAAACGGTTACACGGACGAAACTCATTCGTTGAAAATAGAATACGATGTAGTAGACAAGAAGGGGGCGGTGACAGAAACGAAAACATTGAATGTTACTTATCACTCCACCTGCTATTTCAGCTAAATTGCAAATAAGTAAATACACAAAATATGGCAACAAGTCAAGACACAAAGGTCAAGATTGTAGATATACAAGTCAAGTACCAGGAGGCTGTTGATGCAATGGCAAAGTATCGGGCTGCGATAGACGAAGCCAGAGCGCAAATGAAAGCCTTGAAAAAAGACCTCAAGGACGGCAAAATCACTCAGGCTGAATACGACAAGCAGTCTGAGGCAAGCCGTGTTTTCATGAAGCAGCAGGGCGATGCTATCAATACGCTTAGCCGTCAAGTACAGAACCAGATAAAGGTGCAGAAGGAGAATGAGGGTTCGCTGAAGCAGCTGCGAGCAGAACTCTCAAATGCTACCGCAGCCTATGATGCCATGTCAAGGGCTGAACGAGAAAGCGCCAAAGGCCAAGAATTGAAGAACCACATCGTTCAGATTACCAACGAACTGAAAGGTGCCGAGGAGGGAACGCTGCGGTTCTATCGAAATGTCGGTAACTATCCAACCTCTGTTAATACTGCTCTTAGCGGTTTGACAGATAAGTTTAAGGCATTGGGTGGAACAATAGCTGCTGCGTTTACGGTAGATAAGATGTGGTCATTCAAAGAAGAGGCTGAAGAAGTCGGCACCGCTTATGCTGACCAAATGGCGAAAGTACAGTCTGTAACCAATGCGAATGCGGTGGAGTTTGCCCAGATGTCGCAAGAGGCAGAACGACTTGGTTCAACCACGCGTTATACGGCACAAGAGGCGGCGGAATCAATGGAGTATTTAACGCGTAATGGACTTGATGCCGTTACGGCTACAGGCACTTTGAGTGGAGTTCTTCATCTTGCACAAGCAAATACTATAGAACTTGGCGAATCAGCAGATATTGTTACGGGACAGATGAACGCATTTCATTTGTCCGTAAACAATGTGACACGCATCAGCGATGTCCTCTCCTACACTTGTGCTAACTCAGCTACAAATATTTTGCAGCTGAATGAGGCTCTTCGCAATACCGCACCAATCGCTTATACGGCAGGTGTAAACATTGAGGAAACTTGTGCAGCTCTTGGAACCCTTGCGGACAACAACATTAAGGGTGCTGATGCTGGAACCATTCTGAAGCAGGCTTTCAATGGCATGATTACATCTACAAAGAATTCTAAAAAGGCTTACGAAGACCTCGGTATAAGTATGGATATTTCTACTGTAAAGGCAGATGGTTTTATTGGTTCATTGCAGAAGATTATGGATGCAAGTCCGTCAGTACAACAGCTGTCGGACATCTTTGGTAGAAGAGCAGTTCCTGGTGTCCTTGCTCTTACAAACTCCATGGAGTTGCTTGGTGATAAGTTCCAGTCCATTAGCGAAAATGCAGTTGGAACTACAGACAGAATGTTTGAGCAGGCTTACTCTAAGTACACTATAGCAAAAGATTCACTGAAGTCTGCATGGGAAGGCTTTCTCATTGAGATTTGGCAAGGCACAGACCTTGAGCTTCGTGACAGATTTGTCAAAGCTGGTGAAGATATAGACGCCCAGTTCGTTCCGCGTATAGAAGAACTGAAACAAAAAATTGCCGACCTTAATGCCCAGTATAATCAAGACCCGAATAACAATGGGCTGCTTGAAGAGATAAAGAAAACATCCGAAACGATGGGAGGTGTTTCTCGAGAATATGCACTATCAAAGCAGTTGTTATCTCAGCAGATGCAGGTGGAGCAGACCGGAAATACAGCCCTAATTGACAAATGGAAACAGGGAGCACAAGCCATAGACCAAGAGTATGTGCCGAAAATACAGCAGATAAAATCTGAAATAGCCCAGCTGCAAGAACAGCTGGTATCAGATCCGACCAATGAGCAAATTCAAGGCGAGCTTGATGCCAAGGAGACAACACTGAAAGAGGGTATTCGTGTATATAGCGAGGCACGACAAAATTTCCAAGACTCTTTATCTGATGAAATAGAGGCAAGTACAAGCGGATTGGCTGGCAAACTACAAGGTCCGATAGAGCAACTGACAGCACTTGTAACTTTTGCAAAAACTCATGTCACCGAAATTGGTGAATTGCTGATGTCTATTATCGCAGGCATTTCATTTGCCAAGCTGATCAGTGGCGCGAAAGTTGCCTTTACTCAGATGAGAGACTCAGCAGTTGGCAATGCTCAAGCTGCCACCCAACAAGTGCAGATATGTCAAAACAACGAAATTGCTCTGAGAAAGCAAACCGCTTCTCTTACAAAGCAATTAGAGAGTGCGAATGCTATCGAGCGTGAGCGCATTGAAACACAACTTGTAGCCAAGAAGCGCGAACTTGCCAATGCGGAAAAAATGACGCAGAAGGCTAAAACAGCGGAGATTACGCTATGGGAGCGAGCTTCTGCGCTTGAAACAGGAAGTGCTTGGACTAAAGCGTTTACTATTGCAAAGGTCGGAGTAACCAGTTTTGTCGCCACGGCAAAGGCTGCGTTCAAGGGATTTATACTCACCGCAGTACTGAGCCTTGCTTTCGACTTGCTAATGAGGCTCTACAGTAAACTAAGTGAAGGCAAGGGAGTGTGGGCAAACCTAAAAAGCTATGCTACCGCTGCTTTTAGGGCTATAGCCAATGCTATCATCTGGGTAATGAATAAATGTATTGACCTATACAATAAGATAGCGTTGGTGCGCTTACCCATACAGCTGGTCGCGTTACAGTTCAAAAACCTTTGGGAAGGGGTAAAGCTCGTTTTTAATCTTATCATCGATGGAGTGAAATCCGTTGGCCGTTCTCTCAGTGGACTCGGGAAAATTATTAAAGGCGTTGCAACTTTCTCTTGGAGCGATATAAAGGCAGGAGTAAAAGATATAACAAGCAACTTTGGGAAAACCATCCAAGAGGGCTTGGGTGATTTCAAGAAGTTTGGCAGAAATGTAGCTGACAATGTGCTCGATGCATACAACAAGACCTTAACTCAAGGTGCAGTTGCACACATCACGCCTATCGCTGACGATCCGATTCCTGTAAAGACAAAAGTAAAGACAAAAGCAAAGGCAAAAGCCTCCGTTAATACACCCACAGAAACCACAGACGGCAACGGCACTACTCCTGACGCAAATGGCGATGGAAATGGTAAGGGTGATGGCAAGAAAACCACAAAAACCACAAAAACCACAAAGGAGGACCGTGCCAGAGCCAAGGCTGCACAGGAAGAAGCCAAACTCGTTGCAGAAGCCGAGAAGGCAATGCTTGACCTGCTCGGTGAGTGTGTCGAGAAGAGAAAAGCCCTTCTCGAGAACCAGTACAATGGTGAGATTAACAAGCTGAAAGCCAAACTCGCCACCGACAAGACCCTTACGGAGAATTCCAAGGAAGCTATTAGGCAGATTATAGTTGCCAAAGAAAAGAAACTCCAAGAGGAACTTGATAAACTTGATGATGATAACATCAAGCGTAAGATTAGCGAACAACAAAAGCAAATAGAGTCGCGTCTGTCTATCGTGAAGAAAGGCTCCGAAGAGGAATTAAACCTGAAGCTGGAGCAGAACCGAAAGAAAGCAGACCTTGACATTCTCGCTCTTAAGCAAGAGGAGGATGCCGCCCAAAAAGGCGCTGCCACAGCTTTGATGTATCGCCAGAAAGTTCTTGCGGAGTTGGAGCAATCCGGAACGGCCACGGAGGAGCAGCTTGCACAAGCCACAGCATCGGTTGAGTATGCACAATCAGAAATCACACGCATCAGCTCAGATTATGCAGAACGGCGTGCAAATAGACTGGAGCAGTCTTGGCAGCAAGAAGACCAGTTGCGCCAAGCTCACAATCAATTTATGCTTGAACAGCGACAGCTTGCTCTGCAGAACGAAATGACGATGGTTGAGCAGTTCCAGGCAGAAGAGCTTACAAGCATAAACGACAACTGGAACAACAAGCAGACCTTGGAACAGTATATGCAAGAGTACGACATTAATGCCGTTACCGACCTTGAAATGCGTAAACTGCAAATACAGCAGGAAATGGCAGAACAAAGACTGCAATTCATACAAGACCAAGGGCAGCTTGAAACAGAGACCGAAGAGCAGTACAGCAAACGTGTCATTGACGCCAAGAAAGCTGTGTCAGACGCGAAGATTGCGCTCAACAAGGCATCGCTGAAGAACGAGCAAGCCTATGCAAAGGCTATGGGTAATGTGGGTGACAGCATCATTTCTCTCATGGATGCCATAGGTGAGAGCGACAAGAATTTTGCGAAGCTAAGCAAGATTATTACGCTGTTCAAGATTACTGTTGACACGGGTAAGGCCATATCTGCAGGTGTCGCAAACGCCATGGAGCTCCCATATCCAGCCAACCTTGCAGCCGTAGCGACAACCGTAGCGACAGTCCTTTCCAATATTGCTACCGCAGTATCAACGGTTAAGTCTGCCAATTTTGCAGAAGGTGGTAAGGTCAATGGTCCTGGAACTGGTACGAGTGACTCTATCCCGGCTAACCTCTCTAATGGAGAGTTTGTGATGACAGCAAAAGCTACGAAGATATTTGAGCCTCTGCTTACAGTGATGAACTCCATCGGTGCCGGTGTGCCAATCAGCATGAATGGTGCTTATGAGAGAGTCGAAAGTGCAGAGTCGCTGACGGATTCATTTGCTGAAGCTGCTCGAGAGATAAAGCCTATTGTTTCCGTTGTGGAAATAACAGAAGCGCAAGACAGAATAAAGATGATAGAAAACTTAGACAACTTTTAGAAATGACAAGATACGAGATTATCAAAATGAATGAGCAGCTGTTTCGTCTGCTCAATGACAATGGTATAGATACGAAAGACCTCAACTACCTCCCTATGGTAGAAGAGTTTCGTAGGATGAAGTCAAAGAAACATAAGGTAAACTACATCGTTGCCTACTTGAGCAGTAAGTATGGGATTACCGAGCGTGGCATTTACAAGATTGTTAAACGTTTTGGTGAAAGAGTAAAAGTATGAAGTACTACAACAAGATAACAGAGAGCAAGCTTTACAACGAGAACAATGAAGATGTGTTGTGTAATCTCCCAGCATATAGCTTTTCGGTGATGATTACTGACCCTCCTTACAACTTCACAAAATCCAACTGCCGCAAGATGTATAAGGAAGGTTCCAAGAAGCTGATAGCAAAGTCGGGGTTGTACGACTACGACAGCGACCTTTGTCGTATCGGGGTTAAATTTGGCGAGAAGGAGATAAATGCCTTTCTCGACCAGATACCTCGCCTGATGATAAAGATGAACGCTTTTATTTTCTGTGCAGAAGCTCAACTTGCAGCGTATATTGCGTGGGCAGAACGTCACGGATATAAGTTTGCCATCCTCCTTTGGGAGAAGCCGCTGAATATCATCAGCAAGAAGCGTTTCTCACAGAACGTTGAGTTCATCATCCGCATATACGAGCAGGGAACGGCACTGAACAATCTTGACGAGAACGAGCTTTATAACCGCGTGTTCCATAGTCGGGTCGTAACCAAGAAGGAGCATCCAACGCAGAAGCCGACCGAGATATTTGAACGTATCATCAGGCTCACAACCAAGGAGGGCGATGCAGTTCTCGATCCTTTCCTTGGTTCCGGCACCACAGCCGTTGCTGCTGAAAGGCTCAATCGAATATATGTGGGTATAGAAAAAGACAAACGGTTCTACAGCGTTGCCGAGAACCGTTTGAAACATATCGCTAAGGAACAATCCTTGTTCTAATTAAAAATGGCTGAAGCTCAAAACTAAGAGCCTCAGCCATTTTTTGTTAGTTTGTGACAGAATATTTTTTGAAGTTGAATTCCCAGCCCAAGCCGAGCCAAACCGCGTGTTTGGTCGCTCCAAGACTGAAGGTGTATGCTCCGATTTTCTTGTCGGTATTTTGAAATACCAATGCCGCGCCATAATCAAAACCGCCCTTTTGTTCGGTAACGCGGAAGCTATTATGAATACCTCCCTGGTTTACATCCCAATCACCGCCATCGGTAATGCCTTCCTTTATACTTGCATAGCCTGCCATTGGTATAAGCCTTATGCTGCTGCCATTGTAGTAGTGAAATGGTATTTGATAGCCAATGTGTGCAGCCCACACCGAGTGGTCTTTCCACTTATCTACCCTTACATCATTCTCGTGCTTTCGTGGCCAGCCCATAAAATCAGCGTAAACGCCAAATGCAGTTACATTAAAGCCGATTGCTCCGTAGTCGAAACTTTCCAAACGAGCACCTATTATACCAAACGAAACACTCTTGTTGAGTCCAAAAAGTTTTGGAAAGAACGTAGGTTTATCTGTATTATTTGTTGCTTTGTTGGTTCTTTGTTGAGGGAATAGAGTTTTTTTAAGTAAACTCCATCGTTCAGCAATAGCTTTTCCTATTTTGTCTTTCTTGAATTCCTTGGAGTATGAATCGGGGGTGGTATTGCATAATATTTGCTCAACTCCTTTCGTGGCGATAGCTTCGATTTGGCTTTCTGTTACAACAAACATTGGATATGCGCTGTAGTCGTGTGTGACAAATCCATTTACGCTATGAATATCGCGAACAAGCCCTGCGTCTGAGTTATCAACGGCAGACAACTTGACCGTTTCACCTCCTTTGAGCCACAAGGTCATTTCCGCACCTCTTTCCATAACAATCTTCTCGCTTGAAGTAATCTTTAGGTCGAGAAAATATGTGTATTTGTCACTTGCTTGCCCCTTGCCAGCAGATAAGCCTACAGCCAAAACCTTAGTGTCTGTGAACGATCTACAAATTTGCTTGTCTGTCACGACGATATGATTTCCGTCAATATGAGTATTGCTGACGATTGACTGCGCAAACCCGAGATAAGGCAAGGTCAGCAGCGCGATTGTGAGTAATTTCTTCATAATAATAAAATGTTTATAGCCTGCAAAGTTAATCAATTTTAGCCAAAAACTTCAAAAATCGCATTTAAGTTTCTCCCTATCAAAAACGAGAAATAGGCTTCTGTTGGGTGATGCGTATTGCATAAATGTTTATAAGTATATTGATGTAGATAATGTAAGATGTTGATAATCAATGAAATAAAATTTGCATATACGATAAATTATGTTTGTAAAAACTTGCATATATGATAAATTATAACTATCTTTGAAGTATAAAAATAAAGATAAAATTTTTATGAGCGTATGGCAAAATTGAACTATAAGACTGCCAACCGGGCAGCAATACACAACAGCCAACAAGGAGTGCTTGTAAACAGATTTGGCGACATTGCAAAGTGTTTGCCTACCCAAACGGAAAACTTACTGCGAAGCGGCTATACTCCTTATCACGGGCGAAAAAATATTCTAAAAGAACTTGGCATTCGTCAAATACTTGCTTCAAGTCCAGGAATGCGTGATTTATACACGCTCAATTATGATGCAGAATACGGCACTGGCTATATCTGCAAACTAAGCGAAGAAGCTAATGGATTAAGTGGGTTTGTAGACCTTCTTGAAGCCAAAAACAATTACAAGACGCATGTCTATTGTGACACATCGATTACGGGTAATTGCTTGTTCTTTGCCTTCTATAATAGACCACAAAATAAAGGTAGCCTTTAATGCAAATAAGATAATACAAAGTAATTAGTTGTCCGCAATGACATAGCGGACAAAAGGTGCAAATAAGAAAAATACATTAGTTTTTATCAAGTTGCTCACGACACGGACTTAGTGAATTTTACTTGCAAATAAGATAAACTTTTCTTGTTAAATATTTGCATATATGATAATAAATCACTATCTTTGCATTAGCAAATAAGATAAAAAAGTAATCACTTAAAGTTCTAAACATTATGGCAATAATAACAAAGACATTCAAGTCAGCAACCGAACTGAAGAAGGATATGCTTGACACTGCAATGAAGGTTATGGAGGGTTTCTATTCTGATATTATCTATGACCTTGAAAAGGTGGACGACCTCGCAAAGAGAAAGCGTGACGGACATTTCTACTGGGCTGTGCGTAAGACAGGAACCCACACACGCAGCACCGATAAGGAGCTTGAAGAGCTTAAGCAAAACTGGGGCGAAAGCATCGTCTTTACGGCACTTGTTGGCAGAAGCATCAAGGAGGACACTTTTGAAATCGTTTACCAAAACAAGGAGGAGGAAAAATAATGGCAACTAAGATTTATCATTACCCGATAGTTGATTGCGAGCACGAAGGGGATATCCGCTCTGCAGAGTATGAAGTTACAAAAGCCGGAGGTGAAGTTCTTGACACCTATTGGGATGGTGAGGATTGTGGAGACGCTTATGTCTCCTTTACCGCTCCTGCTGATAAAATTGATGCTGTCTGTGATGAGCTTGGGTACGACACAGACGAGCTTTATAGATACACCAAGAAATAGTAAAACCTAAAAAGCAAAGATATGGGACAATTTAGTTGGTTTACAATGGATACGCATCATCGCATAGTGAATGGCGAGGAGCATACTATTTACCTTGTTGACAACAAGGGTAATAAGTGGAAGGAGGAACGCTACGAGGGCTACGGAGTGTTCGGTGGCAAGGACTTTTATGAGTTACTTGCCGAAATGAACGGGTACAGCCACAAAGACTATGAGGACGGTAGTGGTGTTATCTCTTGCCCTGACGGACGTAAGGTTGGAACGGACCGCGTAACGGACGATATAAGGCATATTGGCATAGAGCTCGCCTTTGGAATTGATGGTGACTTTAATTCCAAATATCCGGAAGGCAACAATCCTAACATCAAATGGCCTGCACTTACAGAAAGTGGAGAGTATATAATTGGCATCCCAGAAGCAGACCCTGTCCAGGGATTTGAGGAAGTATGGGAAGAAAGCGGAGAGGATGAAGAAAATGACTGGTGTTTTGACGACGAGGAGGATGATTATGAGTAACGAAAACAGCTTTGCATACAACTGTCGTGAGTTCGCTCAGATGCGTAACGTTGAAGTTCTTCCATGGGAAGAGCAAGGTGGTAGATTGTTCCGCCAGTCCATCAATCAGAATTGGATAGACGACTTTGGAATAATGAACCAAGTCATTAGCCTCAACAAGTGGCTGAAAGACCATGGCAAGATGCCGCTCTCTTTTAAGGTCGTCACGCAGGAGTGGTGGGATGTTAAAGACGGCAAACCGTTCGAGCTATGCAAGCGAAACCGGATTATCAGCATTGAAACCCCATATCTTGCAAGCCTTAACGGCGAGATAAACGAGCATACGCTTCTCATTCTTGTCAAAGGCTTGCTGCAAACACTAAAGGAGGTATGTGCATGAAAAACAAAAGACAATCTGAGGTCTTTGTCGTATTCAAGACCGATGCACACATGTCCGTATGCAGCTATAAACTTATGGGAGTTTTTGGCACCCTTGACAAAGCTGTTCATGCAGTGATGACAAGGGGAGAGTTTGATATAGACTGGATGGAAGAGCAAGACAGCGATGTCTATGAGTATATCCGCGACTATTTGAAAGAACACATGCAGACACCACTCACTGGAGAAATCAACTATGTGGTCAAAGAAGGCAACTTAAACGAATGGGAGGAATTGTCGTGATAGTGCGAAAAATGCTTGCAAATAAGATAAATAATACTTGCTAAAAACTTGCATATTTGATAAATTATCACTATCTTTGTAGTGCAAATAAGATAAATAATCACTTAAAGCTCTAAGCATTATGGAGAAATCAAAAGTAAATAACAAGGTTCAAGAACTGGTAAGGAAATTTCGCCAGTTGTATTCCTACATTTCGTGCGAGGCATCAGTCCTGGAAAAAGCAGCAGCTACAGTTACCGACTTTCCGGAGGATGTAGCGTTGGACTTAATGCAGGACCACATATTGTCGCAAGGGCTGGCTGATGAAGTCGTTGAATAAGGAGGTCTGTGTATGAAAAAGGCAATATTGTACCTTGACGGAGGGTTCCGTGTCCCTGTGGACATTATAAATTACCCCCCCCGGAAGGAAAATGAGACTTGGGAAGAGTTTGAAAAAGCGCATAGCAGATACATTCCGCAAAGCGCAGCCGAACATGGTGCACAAAATTGTGGGTATTCATATTTTTAGGAATTAAAGTTATGGATGAAGAATTATTAAAAGCTATAGAAGCAGAAGGCTGGTCTGTACATCCTTCAATCCAAGATGGGAAGCATATTGTGGACATTGCTGTATTCAGTCCTGCAGGCGAGGATTTCTGTCCCACCATTTGGTATGGCGATGGTTCTGCACAAGAGTTTGTTGAAGAACTCGGTGAATACATAGACGGCTATGATGTGGACGAGGAAACTTATCTGTGGCTCGGTCCAGATGGTCATGGCAAGAATGGCGCTCCATATCACATCAAAGACCTTCTGGCAGACAAAGAATGGTGTCTCAGCAAAATGAAAGCTCTTCATGAGAAGCTAACGAATAGGTTTATAAACTAACATAAAAAACGTAATTATGAAAAAGAAAGTAGTGAACATCGCGCTTGACTTGGAGACATTGTCAAGACGTTCTACGGCTGCTATCATCGGTATTGCAGCCAAAGCGTTCAGCCTTGGTGAGAGTAAAGTGACAGGAGAGAAGACAGAGTTCTTCAAAGCTGTTGATGGTACATCGTGTGCGATGTACGGCTTTGACATCGACCAAGCGACCGTAGATTGGTGGAGTGAGAAGCCGGAAGAGGTGAAGGAACAATTCTCGTACACTTCAAACGTGAAATACGTACTCATGTATCTGACGGACTTCATCAAAGAAGTAAAAGCTGAGAATGGTGCGGACGAAGTGGTCATTTGGTGTCAAGGGACAGATTTTGACATTTCTATCCTTCGCAACGCTTACGTTGTTGTCAATAAGGACAGAGAAGAGAAGAATTTACCATGGAAGTATCTCAATGTCCGTGACAGCCGCACGTTCATCTATGAAGGTGTTCGCCTTATAGACCCAACTGTTGAGGATCCGTATTCTATCATCCCTCATTCTGATGGTTGGGTGGAGCATGACGCAATGTCTGATTGTCGCCAGCTCATACACAACGTAACCTGGGTGAACGACAAAATCAGCGAGCTGCTGACTGCTAACAAGTCAAAAGAAAATGCCGATGAAACAGCCGAGCAAGTTTAAAGGCAAGGCGATATATGAGCCCAGTGGTGCAGCTTATGAGTACTGCCACTGGGCTTGTAACTTATACAATGGTTGCAGCAATACTTGCAGCTATTGTTATAATCGCCATGGGATTACATCCGCAATCCTTGGTGTTGAAACTGTTTCATTGAAGAAGAGTCTCGTCGATGAGAAGACGGCGTTTGCCATTTTCGAGAAAGAACTTGTTCAAGCGAAAAAGCTGATGAAGCCGACCGACTCGCTCTTCTTTTCGTTTGTCAGTGACCCAATGTTGCCAGAGACGCGAGACCTTACCACGATGTGCGTGGAGCATGCCCTTGAAGAAGGTGTGAAGGTGCAGGTGCTTACCAAGTGCACGGACTGGGTGTTTCTCCCTTACTACACGAAAGAATTGCAGCTTTTTGCTGACAGCATAGCAATAGGCTTTACCCTTACCGGCATGGAGTCAATGGAAAGCTATTGCCGAAACAACACAGCCCAACGTATCAAGGCTATGGAGAAGTTGAAAGAACTCGGCATCAAGACATTTGCCAGCATTGAACCAGTTGTTGATATAAACAAGGCTGTGAATGTTGTACGGAAAGCGAAGCCATATTGTGATTTCTTCAAGGTAGGACTCGTTACCAAAATGGGAGTTAAATTCTCCAAGGAGCAGGTTGAGGAGCTTGTGGCCAAGGTTCAATTCTATGTAGGAGGTGAGACGCCTATCTATTGGAAAAAGAGCATCCGCGATATTGTCGGTGACAAGCTTGTTGACTCTTGGGAAAACTCCGTACCATCCGACTACGATTTGTTTAACCCTGTAACAACAAAACGATGACACAGAAGCAAAAGAATATACTTGGAAATGCGTGGCGAATAGCGCTTATCGTTGCCATTTTAGCGATAGCTATATATGGAGATGTCAATGGCAAGACAAAGATGTGCCACTCATGTTACCGCAACTTTCGTGAAACATACTTGCCAGACACAACCAAGGTTTGCCCATTCTGTGGGTACAAGTTTGTCAATGTCGAAAGCGCCCATAAGTGACAACCTAACTACTTGATGTTCAGTGAAATAAATTTGCAAATAAGATAAACTTTTCTTGCCAAATACTTGCATATATGATAACTTTTGATTATCTTTGCATTAGCAAATAAGATAAAAAGGTAATCACTTAAAATTCTAAACATTATGGCAAGTTCAGCAAATAACAATTCAGTGAGAATTAACAAGAGTATGGTAATGAAGGCTGCTTGGGAGACGCTTCGCAGACACAAGGCGATGAGCTTCTCTGAAGCCCTCCGCAAAGCATGGCACGCTTACAAGCTCAAGGCTCAGATGGCTCTTGGAGTTGTTCGCTTTGTGTTCAGAAAGACTAATGGCGAACTCAGAAATGCAGTCGGAACCCTTGCAAAGAACCTCTATCAGTACGAGGTGAAAGGCACTGGTCATGCAGCTCCTGCTTGTACCATCCGCTATTGGGATTTGGAGAAGAACGCTTTCCGTTCCTTTTGCGTAGATTCGTTACTCTAATGTCTAATCGAGAGTCCGAGCATCCTTTAGCTCGGCTCTCTTCTAAAAACAAGAAATATGCAATCACCTTTCACAATTGAAGAAAAAGAATTTGCGAGAAACATCAAGCGTCTTGCAAATGGAGTAGAGCGACTTATCCAACTGCTTGAAGAGTCTGACATCACAAAAAATCCAAGATAACTATGATGTACCGAGGTTATAAAATCGAGCGTATAAACCCTGCTACCAGTGGTAATTGGGGAAACAAGTGGGGCGTTTTTGTTGAAGTGCATGAGCATGATGGCAGAGTGCACTGGCAGCAGACCTATGGAGCGAGAACTGTTGAGGAATGTAAACAAGGAATCCGCTGTCATTTTGGACGACTATAAAAATAAAAGCTATGATAGAAAAAGACAAAGTAAAAGAGCTTGCCGAAGAGCTAAGACGTTTCATTGGCAATATGGAAGATGCAAGTTCATGCGAGGTAGTGGAAGAAGCTGGCGAAGTTCCTGCAATAAAAGTCGTTCCTGGACCAAAAAATACGACAGGAACGTTCTTCTTCGGAACGGAGGTCGTAGACTTCTGCCGAGGAAGAGGGCTTACCTTTTGGATAGGTGCCGAAATGTCTGGTGGATATCCATACGCTTACGCATATATTTACTAATCATTAGAATATGGAAAAACTTTCATTCATGAACTGCCACAGAGTGGTTCAAGTATGCGAAGCAGGTGCTGCCGAGAACGTATATGACTTTCAGCCATACGCAAGAAAAGAGCGAGGTGCTGGAATGTTTGACCAGCAATATCATCGCCTAACAAACGTGAATACAAAAGAGGATATTTATATCTCGGTAAATGCAACTGCAATAATGGGGAAATATGAGGTGACAAAGTTTAACGACAAGCGACACCTCGGAGACCTCTACCAAACAGCTATTTCGGCCCATAACTGGTCCTCGATGGATCCGGAACGTGCAGCAAAGGTTGAAATGGTATCTTACGAAGAAGGGCTTAATGCAGACCTTGCTAATATTCCTACGGAGAAGCAAGAAGAATACTATAACAAATATCATTCTTGGGTGTCTACGATTCTTGCCAAGGAAAGCCGTATAGCAAGTTCTTTTGTTACCGGGCCTGCAAAGTTCAACAACTCAAAGAATGAAAAAGCCAACGCTTCATATGTGAAAGCATGTGAAGACTTCTCCGATTGGCGAGAAAGGACATTGAAGTCAATCCGCAAAGCATTGGAGGATGCGAAGCCTCTTGAGCAACGTGAGGACGAACGTTGGGATAAAATTCGCCACGACCTTGACTTCACCGCAAATTCTATACGCGACATTGACGAGAACAATGCTCCGTATCATCGCAGTCTATTCGTGAACTCTCTGTACGGCAAGGCAGAAACGCTTGCCAAGAACGGTGAAAAGACCCTGCTTGACAGATATATTAAGCGAGTTGTAGAATGGAACGATAAATTGAAGAAACCGCTTATTACACAGCGTCACAAGTTTTGGAAGCTCCAGGAATTATGTGAACGATGTGTAGAGAAAGCAGAAGCTCGTTCGGAAAAGGAGAGCGTGACTATCGAGAAGGAAGGCTGTAGCATCGTTAAAAACTACTCTCTTGACCGCCTTCAGTTAGTCTTTGACGGAAAGCCAAAGACTGAGGTCATAAGCAAGCTCAAGAGTAACGGTTTTAGATGGTCCCCGTCAAATACAGCATGGCAGCGCCAGCTGACAAGTAACGCCCTATATGCAGCAGCAAGGGTTGTTGATGTTACCGTGGAAGAGCTTAGAAGAGCGCAGTAATCAACGAAAAGGCATCCGTCCGTTCCTTGGATAGATGCCTTTTTCATACTCGTTGGATGGATGAAATAAATTTGCAAATAAGATAAACTTTTCTTGCTAAAAACTTGCGTATTTGATAAATTATCACTATCTTTGTAATGCAAATAAGATAAACAAGTAATCACAAATTAAAGCAAATAAGATATGATACTTACACAGCAAACATTGAATGCCATCAGCGCATCTATTGAGAACGCAGAGTTAGAAGATGGTTGGTCAAGCAAGATTGAGGACGAAATCGAGCAGGACAAAATTGTAATCTTCATAACCTACAAGGTATGTGGAAACTATGTTGAGGAGTACAACTACCATTCAGAGGTGCCGTACAACTGCTACGAGAATGTGTCCCACACCGATTTTGAAGATGCCGAGATATTGAGCATCGAGGCGTTCGACGAGGATGGCGAAGAGGTTGCAATCGAGAATTTGAGCGAGGTGGAGTATTATAACTAAGACAAGACTATGGAAATCAGAGTAAACATTCCACAAAACGACTACATCCAACCGACAGAAGTTCGGGAGGATGTAGTACAGAAAATCTGCGATGTATTCCTTGACAATCGCACAGGGTATTATCACAACATCTTCCACCCTGTGAATGACGGTGGTTATCGTGTGAGAACGCTTGGTTTGCGTATTCACAAGAAAAGTGGTAGGGCTTATGAGTTTGACCACAAGGCTCTGTTTGACAGCGATGATTTTGTGAAAATCCATGGTTGCGAAATGGAAGCCGCTTTTCAAGCTCTCATAAAGGCTGGCTACCACATGTACAGAGTTTATGAATATGGCTCATGGATGGGGTATGTCTGTGACAAGAAACCACATTACGAAGGAAATACCGAAGTGTTTGAATTCAACGATTTTATTGACTAAAAAAACAAATACGCTATGACAAGTTTAGAAATGGTGCAGTATAAGCGTACCGACGATATGAATAGTTTGTATCTGATGCTTGCAAATGAAAGCTCTATCTATGAGCTTTGGCACGATACAGCAACCCGCTTGGCAAGAAGAGTTCTTGCCGGCAAGGAAATGGATTACGACGAGTTAGCAGCCGAATACGGCAAGAAGATAGCCCCATCACTCGAAAGACTCAGCATCCGTCACCATAAAATTTGTGGAGAGTGGCTGAAGGTTACCGATGAACAAAAGAGAATATTAGCGTGGCAGTGGTTCTATAATGACATCATGAAAACTGTCTTATTCCTTAGACAAGAACTTAACAAGAAATAACTATGAAATACGAAGATTGGAGAAAACAGCGACAGGACAGTTTCAGCAAATTGCCGTTAAAGGCAGCCTTTAGCCAGAAGCAGTTTGAAGAAATGATGTCGGAGTGGGGACTGACAACAAGCGAGGAAGATTTGCAGAAATTGCAACCCCTTGGAGGTGGTGCTTATTGCCTGAAGACTGACTATCACCTCTTTATTGAATGGACTGAGGAGCAAGACAGACAGCAAAAGGAGTTCTTGTCTGATGAGGAGCAGTTAAAGGACGCTCTGATATACGAGTTTGGAAACCATGAGTGCGGTTACACTATGGATCCGAAAGAAGCGGTTCGTGAGCTCTTTGATGATAAGGAAGCAAAGAGAAATGAGCTGTTAAAGAAAGTCCTCCCTATCGCATGGAAGGAATATCTTGAGAAATGCGATGATTACTAATTATCATATTTGACTGTGGTGGCTGCTCGTCCGTGAGGATAGGCAGCTTTTTTATGGCTGTAAATCATTGGCTATCAACGAAATAAATTTGCAAATTAGATAAACTTTTCTTGCTAAATACTTGCATATATGATAACTTTTGACTATCTTTGCATTAGCAAATAAGATAAAAAAGGTATCACTTAAAAC